TACGGGAGGACCGCGAAGATTTGGCGAGATAACAGGTTGCTGCTGGTCATGCCGTACTGGTCTTGAATTACAACCTCTCCCTGACCGGCCTTGACGTTGGCTTGGTCGTAGGCAAAATTGCCGTAGCCGAGGCGCAGCAGTCCTGCGGACGGGATTACTTCCGCGCCGCCGCCTTCCCCGCGGATGTGGATATTGTGCCCAACGTCAACACAACCGGACAACAGGCCGCAGGCCAGCACAGCCAGAAACAGGGTCAGTGGGGGCTTGATCATGGGGATCGGGCAGCCGACGCCGGCAGCGTCCATCTGCGCGCTGGTGACGCGAGCATCCCTTCCGTTGACGCCGGCAAAGACGCCGCCCAGGGCGAATAGGACCAGCCCCACAATGTGCCAAGGGCCAGCGGCCACGGTCATGCCGAGTACACCGCCGACGGCCGCACAGCTTTGGCCGATGGTGGTGCGCCAGTTCTGTCCGAGAAGGCGCGCGAAGAAACAGGTATCCGGTGTATCGTTCATGGTCGTGGTCCTTTCTGTGGTGGTTACGAGGTGGGGGCACCGCCCGCACTCGCGGGCGGCTGGGAGGCGTCTGGCTGATCGCCTGCCCCCGTAGATTTTGTGCTGCGGCCGGCTGCTACTCCGGCGGCAAGGGCTGCGGCAACTGCTCCGGCCAGCGCTCCAGGCGGAATGTTGGACTGTCCGACGACGTTGGTTGCGGTCGTGTAGAGCGCGGCGCGGGTCTGCCGGGCATCCGTGGTTTCGTCCATGCAGGTATTGGTGTCGGTTCCGGCCGTGGCTGCTATGGCCATCGTGAGTTTCCGTAACGCCAGACGCTCGGCCACGCGCGCGGCTTCCTGCGTCTGCACCTGGGCAGCGCCGTACATGATCGCGTACCGCACCACATCCGTGCGGACGATGCCGTCCGGCTGTGTGATCTCGACCACTGCGTTGCTCGTTGTGGTCGACACGACGCGGCGTACCGGCTCGGACACAAACCGAGGCGGCAAATTGCTGCCGGAACGCTTGGCGGCGATCAGATCGCCATAGGTCGTGGTTTGAGCGATTGCCAGGGATGCGGAAACGAAGAACAGGACAAGTGCGCGTATCATAGGACCCCCGTTAGAATGCCGCCGGTAAACACCAGCCGCTTGCTTCCGTTTGTGATCGTGCTCGACGTGACTCCGAGTTTGTAGTTGACCATCAGTGAACCGAGGACACCCAAGGGCTTGTTGGACGATCCGCCGCCGAAGGTAATACCCATCTGCGGGACAAGCGTAATTCCCGACAGCGGCGCCGGCGTCGAGACGGTGTAGACGTAACAGGACGATACGCCAGATATGGGGTCCGTGAGTGGCACCGTGTTCGGGAAGCTGTTGCTGATTGACGAGAACTGATACCAGTTGCCATCTGCCGTGCCCGCCTCGAACTGGACCACTGGCGCGGTCGACGGCGTGATGTTGAAACGGACGTAGCAGGTGATCAGTCCGTTTGTTCCCTGCAGCGCCTGCATCAGATCGCACCGGGCAACGAGGTTGCGTTGCGCCGTGTCCTGCGGGATGTCCTCTGTCATCCACGCGACCGTCGTGTTTGTGACGGCATACGACAAGTCGGGGATTTCGGCGGCGGCCCAGGCAATGGCGTTGCTGGCCGTAACCGCAAAGTTGCTGGCGTTGTTTGCGATGGTCTGGACCGCCGCGGCTCCTGCGGCTGAGGCGACAACATTGGTCGGTCCGGCCAGCGTGCCATTCGCCAAGATCGACAGGTATGTGGCTCGCAGGCTTCCTGACAGCGGTCCCTTGCCTCCTGATTCCGCCATCCAGCACCCGATCAGTACCGCAGCCGCAATCCTCGGCCACGCGCCCAGGCGTTTTGCAGGCTTGAGCAACAGCAGTCCGACCAATAGGAAAACCGCGCAGACGGACGCCATGCTGACGACGCTGGCAACGACGAACAGTACGCCCGAGGACGCAGCCACAACGCCAACTATCCCGACAGCAATGTAAAACAGCAGCGCCCGCGCCACGGAGGACAATGCCAGCCAGCGCTCGCGCAACGCCATGAAAGCGCAGAAGAGCGCCATTACGCCGAGCAGCGTGCCGAACGCCACAGCAAGAATCGTCTGCAGGGAGTTAACGAAAGGCGTCATGGCGTGACGAGTACTCCACCAACGAAGTAGTTGGTTACACCGCCGATCACGATGTTGGTTGTCAGCCCCATGCATCCGTTGACCGAGACGCCGCCTTGAATTGGCAGCACGTTACCGTCTGCGGTTATGTACTGCACCAGCCCGTTGACGCGAAAGAAGGCGTTTGACATGGACGTCGGCAGGGCGAGTTGCGTTGCGTATGCCTGGTAAACGCCTCCGGTGGTCGACACGCCGATTGTGTTCGGCCAGGAGTTCGACAGGACCGTCAACGTCTGCCAGTTGGTGGCTGACAGCATGGCCTTGTAGCTGATCGTCGGGGCATTCGTCGGGGCAGTCGAGAACCACGTCGCAAGGTTGCCGTAGTTGTTGGTTCCGACTCTGCTTGTCGAGAACTGGATGATTTGCACTGTGCAGTTGGTGACCGGTACGACGGCCGACGAGAACGATGTCACGAAGCCACGGAAGATCGCGTGCTGCTGCTGGCTGGCAATCTCAGCTTCAACGGTTGCGATCTGGTTGCTCATCGTGGTGCTCGCGTCAGCAACAGCCTGGGCCACCGCCTCTGCAGCGAGGGCCTGCGCGGCGCTGGTCGCCAGTTGCGTGATCGAAGCGACAGCGCCAGTCGGGGAAATCGTGCCATCGGCTTTGACGGTGACAAGCGCCGCCCGGTTGGTGGCGGCTGTGGCGGTCAGGACGCAGAGAATAATGGATGCCGCGAAGACGAGTTGCTTTTGCATGACTAGTTTCCGTACAGGTAGAGCACATCGTTCGAGAGGACCATCGTCACGGCCGCATTCGTTCGGCCAATGTCGGCAACCGGGAAAGACGGCCATGTGAAGTGCGTCACCGTGTTGGTCACATCGTTGTATGACGGCTTCGCGTTGGCCAGAGATAATGCGTTGGTGGCTGTGGTTACGACCGTGGTCAATGCGGCGGCCGCAATCGATACCGCGCCGTTGCTGGCTGCGTTCGCGACCGTAACGGCGTAATTACTCCCGGCCGTCAGCCCCGACGCCAGGGCGGCGGCCGCAATCGACACCGCGCCATTGCTCGCTGCATTGGCCACTGTGACGGCGTAGTTGCTCCCGGCGGTCAGCCCGGATCCCAGCGCGGCGGTCGACGCCAGGCCGTTGGTGACGCTGGCAGTCACAAGGCCGTTTGTCGCGGCAGTGATCGCTGCGGCCGATACTGCGATGGCGCCGCTGCTGGCTGCATTGGCCACCGTGACGGCGTAATTACTCCCGGCCGTCAGCCCCGATGCCAGCGTTGAACTCGCAACGTAGTTGCTGGGGTTGCTGCGCGGGTACAACGCATCCGTCGTGGTGGTCCAGTTGGTCAGTGCGACCGCCGCCGTGGCACGCGCCGTCAGGTCCGTAGCCGCGCCTGCGGTGGCCGCGTGCCCGCTGTTCGTGGCATAGGCGCTGTTCGTAGCGAACGACACGCTGCCGCCCAAACCAGCCAGCGCATTAGCGATGTCAGCCGTGCTGGCAAAGATCATGTCTTGATTGTTGAGGCAATACGGCAATATCCAAGAGTGCCCCATGTCGGAAGTAAAATACAATCCACTGATGTCTAGATAGTCTGCCGCCACCACATGCAGCCCAACCCCTTCTGTTTGGAAATACAGCCCAAGGCTAAAACCCGTTTCCAGCGTGCCCGACATCGGCGTTGCGCCGGAAAGCGGCAGGTAGTCCGGTGCCAGTGTCGCGCTCGCCGCAACATCCGCGTGCGATGCGTTGATCTCAAGGTTGCTAACTGTAGTCCAGTTCGTAACCTGCGCCGACGCTGCGCACGACACCAGCAACGCGCAAAGATAAACAGAAATTTTGTTCATGTCGTGTCCCTCAATGCCCAGGGGTTTGCAGGTAGTAGTATCCGGCTGGAGCCCCGTTGGTCACAACGCGCAGCGAGTATGCAGATACCTGCCCGAAAAAGTTCGTGACAAAGTTTGTCGTTGCCCACGGGAACTGAATCGGGTTGCCGGTGAACGTGCCACCGTACCCCGGTGAACCGCGCATGGTGATTGTCCCGTTCACCCGATAGCAGGGGTTGCCGTTCTCAAACTCTCCCAGAAACCAGTTGTATGACTGCGCCCCGGCGTCCATCCCCGCCACCCACACTGCCGACACGCGCCCGGTGTCGATCACGCTCACGTTTGTGTACGATGCAACGTAGCTCGTGAACAGGTTAGTAGAGGAGAAGTAGTTTGTCGTTCCACCGCTGTTGGTAGTCTCGTATGTCACCACTGTCAGGTTGGTGATGTACAATGTAACGACTGGTGATGTCGTGCCAATCGTCACGGAATGGTAGACGGGGTACACCACATTCGTGCTTGCCCACCAGTTCGTCGTCATGTTCTGCCGCTGCCAGAAGAAGATGAATGTGGCGTTCGTCGGCCAGGCGCGGGTTTTGCCGTTGTCCGTAACCAGCGGCGAGATGTTCCACAGCTCACCGCGGGCAAACTCCCGCGTAAACTGCGGTATCTGGTCGCTGTTCGCCTCCACGTTCATCTGCCAATCGTTGCCGGCGACTGCATACATCGCAACGCAGAGGGACGCAAAGAGTGTCATCAGGTAACGCATGGCAAATCTCCTAAACGCTAATCGCTATCGGGTCTTCCGCATTGACACGGGAACACAGGCGTGCGGCATCGAGCATGGCGTTGTTGCGCATGCTCATGCCAAGTTGCCGGTCGCTCCTACGGCCGCGCCCCGACACCCACAACTCGCCTACGGTCCACTGTGACAGGATGTCCCCGTACCGCTCATAAACCCAGTCCGGCACGGCAAGCGCCGGGTCAGAGTCAAAAAGAGGGGTCCAGAATAGGCGGATGATGACAATGCCGGTACCCAAACTCGACACCGGCGGCAGGATCTCGAGCGTCTGCGGCTGGCCGGCGGCTGGCGGCGGGTTGATTTTCCAGTACGGGAAGGCGTTGCGCTGGCAGTACTCCACCCGAATCCCGGTAGCCACGGCAGTGTAGTCCACCTCAGCCACGGGCGGGGGGCCGACAACTGCCGCCGTCTTGATCAAACGCGCCAGCGTAAACGTCGGATTCACGCATGCCGCCGCGCGCGCGTCCGCTGCCGCCTGCGCAAGCCCCAGGTCGCCAGGGGAGGCGTTGGCCGTGTCCTGTGCCGCTTGATATGCCACCTCAAGCGCAGCCCGCGTAACAGGGTCAGGCGTGGCGGCAGCAAGGCTCGTGCTGAACTTCGTCCGCCACACCTGCGACTTTTCCATGAAGGACTTCAGGCAGCGCCGGAAGATGATCTCGACCTGCGAAGGATTCACGTCGCCAATATCGCCGACAATCTGATTCAGCAGGTCTGAGTATTGCGTTGCCATGAGATCCCCCTGTCATCATCCCTGCGATGTCTGTTGACCTTCGCGTGACCGCTCCAACTGGAACCGCTCGAACCGGTCCTTGTTGCGGGACGAGTATTCATCATACTCGGCCTTGGTCGCCTCTTTCAAAACACTGAAATTGATTCTCCCCTTCCACCCGATGATCTCGAAGGTGTCCCCGTCCTTGCGGTTGGTGCGCGGCTGCATGTTCGGGCGAACCGAGTTGTTCAGCGCCTCAAGGAACTGGTCTGACACGATGGCCGCGGAGTTCAGGTACAGCACGAGCAGTTCGCCGTTGACCATCACCGGCTGTGCGATCTGCCCCTCCTTGGAGATGTCTGCCGACGTGTCCACCTTGATGTGCCAATACTTCTGCGGGGTACTCTTGGCAACTTGGATCGACTCCCGGTCCCGGCGCTGCTGCTGTTCCAGCGCATACTTGAACGTCATCAGAACCCATCCGTCGCCCTGCGGCGCCCGCGCAATCATCCAGGTCTCGCGGTCCAGTCTCCGGGCGCGCATCTCGTTCGCGGCTTCGGCTTCGGTCGTCCACGGAAGGCTGTCCGTGTTGAACACGATTGACTGCGTGGGGGCTTTCAGAGTGTCTTCCTTGGTCGTCTTGGGGTCCATGTTGGTCCTCGTTTTGGTGTTTTTGTTTGAACAAAAGCGGCTGCGGGGTTAGCCACAGCCGCTCGGTGAAACTTGTATCCGGTGCGTTAGAACAGCGGACCGATGGCAATCCAATTGATGTTCGTGTACGCACCACCTGCAACCATGGTCGTCTTCGGGACGAAGTTGGTTTTTGAGATTGAAACCGCCCATAGCTCATTCGTTCCGCTGTCGACCGCCTGCGTTTCCTTCCAGGACAAGAACACCATCGGGGCGCTCTTGAACACGACGCCGAACGAGACCAGAGCCTGAGCGTTCGTGGCCGTGCCGGTAATCAGCGCGGGCAACTGCTGCGCCGAATCCTGCCCGTAGTAGATCGCGGAGTTGAAATACTGGGGAGCCCAGTAGTGCGTCGGGGTGTTGACCGCCGGCTGTTGCGCAAACATCATGCTCGCGCCAAGGAGCAACACGCCGATCACAGCCGCCAGAGAGATTGTACGTTTCATGGTTCTGGTTCTCCGCCCGCCGCCCTTTTCACGGGGAGGCAGGATGGGGTTGAAGAGACTCGGGTTATTCCCACTGAATGCCGTACATCACCGCGCTGGTCATGTACGTGGTGTTCAGCAGCTTCACGCCGGCCGGCACAACCGTGCCCGCGGGAACCTGAACCAGATCGTACTGCGGGCCTACCCAAACAACGCGGGCATTGGACACGTTCGGCGCGGTCGAGTCGAGCGTCACCTGATCGGCGGTGAGACCACTGCCAGACAGGGCAACGATGCGGCCAGTCCAAGACTGGAAGAGACCCTGAGCGTCCACATAGGCCAGCTCGATGAGCGAGCCAGCGCCGGCGCCGGTGGTCAGCGCCACGCTGATATGGCCGGTTCCATTCGCCGCCGTGTCCATCGAGAACAGCTCGTTGACCGGAGCATAGTTCACGTTGAGCGTACTGTTCAGCGCCGGGTCAACCACGACGGAAGCGCCGGCCGTGGCCACCAGGTCGCCGCCGAAGTACCGCTGCACACCCTGCGCGATGGTCTGCGGGGTGATGACCATGGCCGCAGCGTTGTTGAAGATGACGCCACCCGCAACCGCGGAGTTGGCGAGCATCCCGACTTGCCAGTCCGTGATTGCCAGACCGGTGGCGAGGTTGATGATGCGCAGGCGCGTGGGCACAGCGCCCAGGCCAATCGTCATGGCCGCGCCGGAACCGAGGTAAGTCTTGAAGTTCATGGTAAGGTGTTCCTTGTTTCTGCTGTTGGGTTAACGGTTGACGGGTTACGAGGGCTGGCAAGACGGGTTGGTGCAAAGCGCCTCGCCGCGAATCAGGTACATGTCGTTCAGGATCGTGGCGCCGAACCAGAACTTGATACCCGCGCTGCCGGTCTGGCCGAGCTCATCGGACGGGGCGGCGTTGCCGGGCTTGCGCAGGACCACTCGGCCTTGCTTGGTGCTGTTCAGCGTGGCGACGGCGTAGGCTTCCTTCGAGATGAAGATGATCGGATGCACGTCGGGGATACCGGCGGAACCCGTCTTGGTGTCCTTGCCTCCGCTGCGGTACACGGCCTGCGAACCAGTCGTGGTCGCGGCGGCGTTCCAGGGCTTCAGGAAGTTGCTGGTGCAGAAACGGATCTTCTCGACGCTGCCGAACTCGTTGGGCAGGGCGCTCTTCGGGTTCGAATACATCTGAACCGGCTTGTAGTTGACGCAGTGCGTCACGTCGTCTTCCATGGCCGGGGTGACGATGGCCAGGAACGAGGCGGCAATCGGGTTCGTGCCAACGCCAACAGTCGCGGGCATGATCTCTGTGATCTTCTTCGCGCTGTTCGTGTTGAAGATCTCGTTGACGCGGGCGCACATCGGGCGATTGATCGTGGTAGCAATGGTCAAGCGGCTCGTGGCGCCACCGGCATACAGCACGTTCAGGCCGCCAAGCAGGGTGTTGAGCGTGACCAGTTCCATGGTCTGCGCGCGCCACTCGGCCAGATTCTTGAGAATCGGCTCCATGATATTGTCGGGGTGCAGCTCGACGGTCCAGTCAGTGATCGGCGTCCAGGTGCCGTACTGCTGAAGGACGAGGGAGACGTTCTTGCGGGTGAGCGGCAGCGACCCAGGGTTCACTCCCTCGATCATCGAAACGCCGGTCACGGGGAACAGATCGAAGTACGTGAACTTGATCGTGTCGCCGGTGTTGTTCGGCACGCCCTGCTGGCTGCCGTACCGAGTTACCATCAACTCGGGAAGCATGTAAACGAGGATCTTGGACGCTGCAGCGAGCTGTTGCGCTGCAATCGGTCCTGTGAACGTGGAGGTGTTCGTGTCCATGACTAGGAGCCTTTCTCCGGAAATTTGTCCGGAAGATTGCGGCTCCTGAAGCCTTGGTATGAGAGGCGGTCTTATCGCCCTCGATTAGGAGACAATCGTAAACCCTTTTGCGTAGTTAACGCAACTGCTTTCTTTGCACCACGCAACGATGCGAGTGCCGGGCGCGAAATATCCACAGCACCAGGTCCAGTTACATACCGGCTTGCCATTGTCGTACTTGACCTGATCGGATTGCATATGCGGAGCCCTGATCTGGCATGGGTTCTTGCACAGCGGAGACGGGCAGCGATGCACGCGCAACCGTTCAGATTCGGCGCCGGACACATGCACGATCCACGGTGACGCCGGAAGGTGGTGGGCGCAGGATGACCGCGCGCACCGCACCTTCACGATACTGCCAGCGCCAAGCATGCCGGCAAACCGCTTCTGTTTGCACACCGGGCAGGAGAAAATGCGAACCAGTTCTTGCGGAAGGCCAAGGCGCTCCGAGACTTCGGCGATGATTCGCGCGTCAATGACTGTTGGCATGGAGCGATCTACTCCGTCATGCGGCGCCGCTCGGCCTCTTCGCGCTGCATGCGCTGTGCCATGGCGACAATCTTCTCGTCCTCGGAAAGTCCTGCGTCCGTTCCGCCTGCTTCAGCGGCTCCGCTCCCGCCGCGGGCAGATGCCAGTGCCGCCTGAACCTCACGAGACCTTGGCTGCGCTGCGGGTGCCGTGCGAGTCTTTGCCGCTGCGGCCGGCTTGGCAATTCCGTACTTCTCGCTGAAGCGGTTCATCACGAAAGCGATATCCGCGGCCCGGTCAGGGTCGGCCACGAGCATCCCGGCATATTGCGGGTTCTCGTTGGCGAACTCCTGCAATCGCGGGTCTTTCAGCAGCTCCGCTGCATTGGGCACACCAGCCGCGACAACTGCCGCCATGGTGGCCTGAATGTCAGACTGCACCGTTTCTGCCTGCCGCGCCTGCGCCACGTCCAGCGCCGGACGAACCATCTGTTCGATGCGCGCCATCAACTTTTCGATGGCAAGATTCTGCCGGTCGCGCAGCGGATCGGAGATTTGACCGTACTCCTGAAACGCCTTGGCGCCGGTCGTCTTCTGCGGCTTGCCGTCGTCGCCCAGAACGTCGTCGTACTCGCGGGCGTTGATCTCCGCGTCAACCTCTGCCATGAGCGCCTTGACATCGAACATGGCGCCTGCCGCGACTGGTGCCGAATCTGTCTTGGCCGTGGCTGGCTTGGCTTCAGCGGGCTTGGCCTCTGTCGGCTTAGCATCGGCTGGCTTGACCACTGCGGGCTTGGCCTCGACTGGCTTGGGGTCTGCCGTCTTGGCGTCCCCTTCCTTCTTCAGGAACTTTCCATCCGGCCCGCGCTGCGGCTCTCCGGTCGTGTCGGTGGACTCCGCCTTCTGCCACTTCTTCGCCTGCTCGATGATGGCCGCGTCTTCCTGTTCGGGAGTCATGCCCGACTCGCCAGGCTCGACGCCGGATGATTCTTCACCAGAAGCGGGTGCATCAACCGCGGCCTCAACGGGCGCAGCGGTATCCACGACTGCATCAACCGGAGCGTCTGCCGCTGCCGGGGTTGTATCAACTACTGCATCGCCTTCCATGGTGTACCTCGCTTCGTTGGTTGGTGGAGAACCCTAAAAGAATCAGCCCGCAATCGCACGCAACACGGCGTCAACGATATGCGCGGTCTCGGTGGAGTTGCCAAGTTTCTTCACCAGCACGGCAGACACGCGGTCACGAACGGTGGTGGATGGGTAGACGTGAGGCGTAATTGGTTTGGAAGAGACCAGCGCAACTTGAACATCAGGAGTCAACGCGGCAACCGGCTCGACAACCGGCGCAACGGGAAGCACGGTGGTGTCTTCGGTTCCTTCAACAACAGGTTCTTTAGTCGGGTCCATAGTGATCTGCCTTTCTTTTCGACGGTTTACTTTCTCTCCGGAAAAACAACTTCCCGCAATTCCTGAATCACATCATCGCAGTCCATCCGCGCGCCCTTCATGGCGCGAACATGAAGATGGTTCGGGCAGTCATCGCGGAAACTGCCCTGTGCATCCTCGCCGGCCTTCAGCCCGCTTGCCCGCTCTTCCAGCCATTCAATCACCGGACGGAACAGGTGGCCGTACTGCCGCAACTGGTCAACGGCGTTGTCGTCCAGCCGCTTGCGCAACGAAGACACGGGGTAGACTATCTGACGGCGCTGGCTCATGCCTTGGCCGGCGGGGTGAACTGAACCACGCCGGAACCTGCAACCGCAGGAGCATTGAATGCCTCATCGGTGGGCTGGTACAGGGCGCGGAACACGTCCATTGCGATTTCGCCGTTGGTCTTCTTGGCTTCCATCGCCGCGTCAATGGCCTTGCTGATTGAGCGCACAACCATCTGCGCCGTGTCCGGATCATTCCGCGACTCGCGCAGCAACGCCGCATGCCAGAACCTCAGCTTCGGCATGCCCATGAGGATCTTGCTGATGAACCCGATGTACGCGCACCCGACATCATCGGGCACCTCGTTGTAGTCGCAGCACACCAGTTTGACTGTGATGTCTTCGGCCAGCATTTCGGCCTGACGCTCGGCGAACTTCTTGGACGCCTCGCCCACGTCCTTGAACTTGGCGTTGATCTCGTTGATCTTGTTCGAGAAGCGCTTGCCCGCCGCAGACCCTGGCTTGAACTCGAACTTGCCTTGGTCATTACGGTACTCGCCGAACGCCTTGAACACGGCTTGCATCTCGGCGTCGTAGTCGGTGGCGCGTTGCGCACTGCCGCAGATGTTGACGAGAATCAGGGTGCGCTCAACGCCAATTTCCTTGGCGCGGTCATCCCATGCGGCTTGCAACCGCTGGTGGTTGGTCATCATGCAACACCGGAACTTCTGCCACCGTTCGCGCGTGTTTTCCTTCGGGGTGCCGCCGGACGTGAGCTGCTGCATGACCAGCATCCACGTCTTCGTATCTTCAACGGTCATGCTGAACGGTACTTCGGTGATCTTCATTCGGTCGCCCCTCGGGTTGGTGGTTGGTTGGAAACGTGTCGAAAAGGTATCAGAATCATGCCGCCTTGTCTACCTTCTGGCGCATCCGGACAATCTTGCTCGGCTCCATGGTCTCGGCCCTGCGACTGGCGCGGGTACTCTCGCCGCGCATCTTGGCGGCAATGTCCATCGCACCCTTGGCCCGGTCAAGCTGCAAGCGGCTGTCCGCGTGTCCCACTCCGGCGCCAATGGACTGCGCCTCGGCAATCGCCTTCTGTGCCAGCGCGTTGTCCTTGGCCGTGGCCGCTTGGATCTTCTCCAGCGCCGCCTGCATCTGCTGCTGCTGCTGCTGCGCCTCGGGAGACTGCCCGCGCTGCTGGACCTTGTTCTGGTACTCGGCCTCGCTGATCCAGTACTTCTCCGGATCCTGCCCCTGCGCCTCGGCGTACTCAGCCAGCACCCAGGCCACGTTCATCCGGTCCTTGACCTCCGGGAACTCCTTGGCAAGCTGCATGATCGCCATGAGTGTAGAGCATGCCGACAACTGTTTGCTGAACTTCCGGAACCCGCCGCCCTTGACTTCGACATCCGATGGCAGTTCAATGTTGCCAAGCTCAACGTCCATCTTCAGCATCCAGGAGTTGATCCAAACAATGTCCTCGTCCAGCCCGCGAATCTTATCGCCGCAGTGCCGACCGCTGTTGTCCAGCCGCTGCTTCAACTCGAACGCCGTGTTGCCGCCCTCGCTCTTCTGCCCCTGCTGAATGCGCGGGACGCCTGAATCCATGTCAGACATGCGGTTGAAAAACTCGATGGCCCGCATGTAGACTTCGCCGTTGGTCGGCATGTTGAATACTTTGATCATCCCGTCAATCGCTCCGGTAAGCCCGGCGTCAACCTCGACGTATGCAATCGGCTTGGCGAGCATGTCTTCCATGCGCCCGCCGTTGGCAATCGTCCCGGTCTTCGACGCCACCACCGTGCGGGCGTGCTTGTTGTCATTGTCCATCGCCACGAACAGACCATCGAGAACGCGCTGGTTCGAGTCGTTGCGGTCGGGGATGCCAAGCGCGTCACGACACCCCGGCATCCGCATCCACTCACCGCGCTTGTACGGCAGCTTGCCAGGCTCCGGCAACATGCCAACCATCTTCTCGTTGCACAGGTGCGTCAGAATCCAAACGTATTCCCCGGTGTCATCGTTCGTGTCAGGGATGGCGGTGTCCGTCGCGCCTTCTACCGCGGCGCCTTCAGCCGGCGGCGCAATCGTCGCAACCGTGTTGCCGGCCGCGTCTACCACGTCAACCGAATCGGGATGCACGTACTTTATGGCATTCACGTGGTTCTGCGCGTAGTCATCGACCGCCCGGCGCGGAACGTGAATCCACATCTCATCCATGACCTCGGTCTTGTTCTGGTAAATCAGGTCGGTTGACTCGGGCGTTCCGGTCTGATCGCCGGTCCCGTTCGTGCCAATGGCCGCAGCGTTCGCCCCGTGCCCGAACGATGCCTTCAGCGCTTCAATGTCGATCTGTTCGCCGCCGTGTTCTTTCAGCGCCGTCTTATTGATCGCCCGCGCCCACTTCATCACGTCGCGCCTGCTCTTGCGCTGGCGACGGTTGAAGAACTCGCCCTCGTCCAACTCGCCAAGGTTGTCCATGTCCCAGAAGCATTCCCAGATGTTCACATCCTCGAACGCAGGGCGCATGCCGGAAGTTTCATTCTCGTCGGCGGTCAGATAGCAGTGCATCACGCGCGTGCCATACATCGCACTGCCATCCGCCGCACTCAGGAGCTGCTTCACGCCGCCGCACTTCTGGTGCCGTGAGTCCAGGTGCTTCTCGATCTTCTCTTCCTGCGCAGCCTGCTCCTCCGCCGGCATTGGCAGGTTCTGACCGTGGTCGTCCACCAGTCCGATTCGGAACGGGACATTGCCTGTGGCGAACAGGACATCGCTGAAGAAGTCGTGCGCCGTGGATAGGGCGTTTGCCGTGGACCCGGACCGAGCCGAACTCCTCCACCGCTCCTTGCCGTCGCTCTCGCGCCACGCCGGTTTGAATCCGGCCACGCTTGGCATGACATGGTTCGGGATGGACGCGAGAAGATTGGCAGACCATTTCTGTTCAAGACCAGCGGTGGCATCGCTGCCCGCCCCGGTAGTCATCGTCTGGCCGCGGTTCTGCTTGGCGCGGGTCAGAGTATCAGAGACAAACTTTTCGAGGGTGGTCTGCTGTGTGTTGCCCTGCATGCGCGGCCTCCTACAGGCCGACGTGAATGCGCCACACGCTTGCCCACTTGAACTTATTTGTGCCGGTGCCATTGACCTGAATGAAGTCATTGGCGCCTGCGGCCTTGGCTACCGCGGTGAAGTTGCTCGACACCAGCCAGACGCTGGTCGGCCCCGGAAGCGCAAGCACAGCCAGTTGGTTCGTGACCTCCAAGTCAGACGACACCCGTTGCAGCGTGGCCGTGTCGTTGCCACCTGTCCACGCATGGAACTCAATCAACTCACCGCCGTCCGGGTGCGGGAGAATCTTGGCAATGTTCGTGGTGGTGCCGGGCATCGCGCCCACATCGCGCACAATCATGTAATCGCCTGCGCAGGCAACCGAAGCGAACAGAGTCATGCCGGCCAGCGCCGACAGCCAAGATGGGATAGTTTTCATGCGGCCTCCGAGATGTGCCAAAATGCTACCATGCCGGGGACGGTTAGCGCAACCCTCAGTTCCACCCCTGCCACCGGGTATCCTCCGGACGCACTCGGCGCTGCTGCTGGAACTTGTACGACAGCGCCAGCATGGCCAGCGCCTTCTTGGCCGGCGTGACTTCGCCCCGCGCGTCCGCCTGCTCCATGGCCGTAGCGTATGCCCGCGGCGTGATGATCCTTGTCGCCATCTCCCGGAACACCGTCAGCGCCCTGTCAATCTCGCCCACCCCATCAACCGGCATGCGCTTGGCCGTACACGCGGGGTCTTTGCGCACCATCGCCCACCATGATTCGGCCTGCTTGGCGTCGTCTGATTGCACGCTGATTTGCCGGATGCCCCAGGATGTCAGGTCGCGCAGCATCACTGCCAGCCCCTCGCGCATGACACCGCCTACCATGCCCGTGCTGACCAGATCGTATGACTGCATCGTCACCACGCGCATGTCGCCTGCCGGGTCCAGCACTGCCACGGCAACGCACCCATTGGCCATGTCCCCGCCGCTCTTGATCTCCCGGTCTGGCCACGCCACCGCCGCGCGAACGTCGCCCTGCATGAAGGCGTTGGACCACGGCCATGAGCCTTTCTTGTACGCCTCATCCGCCGCCATGCGCTCGACAACCACGTCGCCGGAAAGGCATACGCCGCCATCGGATAGCGCGAAACCAGTAAGACCTATCACGCCTTCGCCCTCCTATCACCTCACCTCACCTGCATCCGCATCCCGCCGCCAACCGCGGCCTCGCTCTCCAGCAATCCATTCACGGCGTTGTGCGCCCCGCTAACCGCGTCCAGGTCATCGTCGTGCGCAGGACTCGGCGCCGCGTCCACGTTGGCCAGGAACCCGTCCACGTTCGGCCCGTCTACAATCGGCATGCCTGCCCCGCGCCCGTGCATCTGCCATGCCGCCGTCAGCATCCCGTTCCAGATCGTGTGCTTCGGCCCGGTCGGTCTCTTGCACAGCATGACCGTGTAGCCCTCGCCAATCAGTGGCCTTGCCAGTTCGGCCGGACCAATCAAACCCATGCTGCCCTTCTCGAACTCAATCCAAATCTCCGTCTGCCGTCCGTCCGTCCGCGCCTGTGCAAGCATCGCATCGCCAATCTGCGCATAGTTGATCCGATCCAGCGTGATCCCGGCGATGCACTCCTTGCCATCGTTGTACTTCAGCACGCGCCCGCTGGCCGTGTAGTCGCTCGTGCGCTTGGCCGTGGCGGCGCAATCCCAGTACCGCACGTCCTTCACAACTGTCCCGGTCGGCGGCGCAGGCACGCGCAGGAACCATAGGCGCGACGCCATGTTGCCGGATGCTGCTACGGGGTTGACATCCAGCAGGCCGGCGGCTTCGTAGGGTGTGAGGGTGGCGTACATCTCCCGATACCACTTCTCCCCAAACCGCTCTGGAAACAAGTACTCCCATGTCCCATCAGGCCGCGCTGTCCGCGCAGGATAGCTGATCGTCTCGAACTGCGGGAACTCCGGATTACCCTTCATCTCCTTGAGAATTCGCTCCTGCACCCCGTCAATGTGCCAGGGCGTGCCAACGATGGCCACGATGCTCACGGGCGCACGCCGGGTCATCAGGTTGTTGCGCAGCCCATCCCATCGTGCATCGCGGATGGTTGGGCTCTCCGCCTCTTCCCGGCTGCCGCACCAGTCGTCAGGTATCAGAATCGTGGCGCCGCGCCCGGTCATGCGCTTGCTCTCGAACCCCACAGCCCGCAACTTACCGCGGCTGCCGTCCATGCCCCACTCTTCGCTGCCCGTGTACTTGCGATTGATCCTCACGCCGGGAAACAATCGCCCGTACTCGTCGCTCGATACGATGGCCTGCGCCTCACGAGAGAACCCGACAGCCAGCGAGGCGTCGCAGCCAACCAGCATGATGTCCGGGTCCAAGCCGTGTAGATGGCCAAGCGCGAATGATGGGAAGTACGTCGAAACCGCCAGGCTTTTGCCATGACGAAACGGCACTCGTATCAGCATGTACGTGGACACCCCGCGCTTGAGTTGAGCAATTGCCCTGTCCAGCGCCGCGCAGATCCCCAGCGTGTGACGCCCTACGATGAATGGAGCACCCGGCCCTCCGTTCCACGTCGCGGCCATGAAGTCGATCATCCGCCGCCGCGCACGATACCGCTGCACCTGCGCCGCCATGGCATCCGCGCCGGTCAGCCCGCCCAGCAGTGTCACAGGTCCGCCCATCGCCGCTCCTCGATAATCGCGTCACTCGCCTCGCCTCGGATGCGGCCCTGTTCGTCCACGCTGGTGCGACTCGTGCGGCGGATGGACAGCGACACCGCGTCCACGTCCTGCTGGCTGAACCCCCTGCCGCGTCGATACGTCAGCCCGTCGCACTGCCGCTCCCATCTGGTCGTGCGGCGCTTGGCGGGCGGCTTGCTCACGGGACTATCTCCGCCGTCTCGGGCTCCGCGGCCTCGACATGCCCGCAGCATGGGCAGCGTTCGCCCGGCGCCGGCTTGGCATCGCGCATGATGATTGCCTGTAGCTCGGCGTCGGTGCAGTCTGCCGCGGACTCGATCTCGCGGGTAAAATCTATGGGCTGGTCCCCGCCCGTGCCACCACTGCCACGGCGCTCGAACTCTTTCTCGCGCTCGCGCAACCGCATGGCCACCCAGACCGGATTGTGCTCACAGCACCCGGCGCGTATCGCAACCGTGGCGTGGCCATCGGCTTTGGCGGCTTGACACTGGAGCGAGTAGGCCAGGTCTGACGACTTGGCGATGCGGGCGGTCAGCTCCTCGGACTGCATCCCCAGGGACTGCGCAACGAGCGTCGTCACGCCGTGGAAGTGCTCAATGCGCTCGCGGATGTCAGCGTCGGTCGGCTTGCCGATGATGACCCGCAGCAGCCGCGGCCCGGTGGTGGCAATCTCATCCATGCCGCAAAAGATACGCCTGCCGCCCAATCAGGTCAAAGCCAAAAGAAATGCCGTCCCACCGGTTAGGCGAGACGGCAACGGATCGACTGTAGCGGGGTTAACTCGCCGAATCGGCTCGAATCTTGGCGAGTTCGAGGCGCTTCTGCGCGAGTGCGAGAGTCAGCTCGGCCAGCGCAACATGCGATTCGGCAACCGCAACTGGGTCATCGGTCTGCGTCGGAGGATTGGCGCGGGCAATCATCACGTCGCTTGCGGCCTTGGCGATATCTGCTTTGGCTTGTGCGATATGTGCTCGGTGCGATGCGCTGGTCAGTTTGTCGTCGCTCATGGTCTTGGTCTTTCTGGGGTTGGTTTGTGGAGATCAGTGCGCGATGGAGTCGATGCGGTCCATCATCAGTTCGCGGGCCTCGCGCAGAGCGTGCTGCTTGGCTTTGGTTATGCGGACCAGGTGCATGGCAGCGGCGGCGCCATACCCGCCCTGCCAGTGCCGCTGCGCCTCGTTGGCCTTGTGCTTGCCGGCGCGTCCCTTGTGATTACTCATGGCGCGACTCCTTGGCCTGTTGCTTTTTTGCCGCCCTGGCCGCCCTGGCACGCACCAGGTGCTCCCGCTTGCGCAGGCTGCATCCAGTGCCGCCCCGGCGCCCGATGGCTATCAGGTAGGCGCGGGCAAGGTCCAGCGGGGTTGGGTCACTCATGGCGCCCGCCCTTGCGCGTGCCTGCGCCGCACCAGCCGCAGACTGCGCAGTGATTGCCGGCCCGGCCGCACGGGCAGAGCCAGCCGCGGGCGATGGTGCGGGCCTTGCGCCGCTCGGCATTGGCGCGCGACATCTCGTCTGGCAGCATGGGCGGAGGGACGATGTTGCGCGTGCGCTCCGGGCGCAGGATGGCAAAGGTCTGCTGGGTCATGTCGCCTCCCCCACCATCCACCCGATGGCAAACCAGATCGCGCACGCGATGATTGCACCGATCACATCTCCCCATCGTCCGGGCATCTTCGTGCGCGTATAGTGTGACGATCCGAGTACGTAGCTGCCGGTCATAGCCAATCTCCGTTTTGCCAGCCGGGCCTATCCCGGCCAACAACGACACTGTACTATAGCGGCTATAGGAGCGCAACCACCATTTCACAGAATCTTTTGCACCTGCTCTGCGTGGCCATCCTCGACCGATGGTGATGGGGTCTCGACCGCCACCGTCGTCACCGGGTCAGCGCACGGCCCACGACGGTCGCCATGCATCCTCCGCAACGCCGTCCGCGCCACGCCACTCGGCACCCCTGCCGCAACCATGGCTCTGACCGCCGCCCGGTTCTCGGGCTTGTGGCGGGCCTTGCGCGCAGCACGGTGCATGGCCATGATCTCCTTCAGCGCGGCACCAAAGTCTGGTACCCGGCTGGCCGTGCCTCGGAGTTGGGCAAACCGGACGCCGGCAGCAGCCATCCCCTCGCGCAGGGTCGGGTGGGCGCGGAGGCATCCCAGGATCATCTGGCGGCGCAAGGCGGACGCACACGAACGGGGAGATTTTTTTGTGGTCGGTTTTGGCGTCACGTTCTCTTCACTCATAATTCTGGTACTCCTATGCGTTAATGTGTCTCACAAAAACCCCTGCTCACCACTCCGGGCAGGGTATTGATTTTGGGGGTAGCCTGTCGGACCCCAATAATCTGTACCCAACCGGACGTGAGCATCGCAAGTGTGATGTTACACGTTACAATACCCCCCGTAGGGGGGAGGAAAATGTAACTTGTAACCTCAAGCGTTACATGTGACAGACGTGCCAAGAATGTAACCTGTAACCTGTACGCACAAAAAAGAGCGTAGTATGCCAAGGTTACAATTACAACCGTTGCTGTATGTAACTTGTAACCTAATGTTCCCGATGGACTCACTTTTGCACCCTCCATGAACCGTCTTTTTGCCGCTCGGCCCAAATCCATGAGACACAAGCGAACTCGACTTTGCACTGGTCGAAAGCGAGTTTTGCCCGGCCGTAGCTGCCCAGCTTGTAGGATCCCTTGACCTCCAGGCAATGCAGCCGGTCGCCAACCCACCAGCAGAAGTCGGGAGTATAGCGGTGTCCGGACGCCATCACAAATGTCAAACCCTCGTACCTGGCATCGCCCGGGCAGAACCGGCGCTTGGCTTCCGCTTCGGTCTTGTTCGGACCCTTATTTGGCTTTTGAGGAGGGGCTGACGCGGCTGGGGCTGACGCCGGAGGCGTGGTGCCAACAGCCGCCGTTGGGCATTTGGCCATGCAGACGGGGCACTCCATCTGTTCCGGCCGGCGCAGCAGGTAGCCGGGGCACTGGCAGGCCCAATACCCCTTGGCAAAGTACGCCTTAAGCTCTGGTCTGGCGGATAGCTCAGACATCGAGTTTAGCCCCCTTGGGCTGCTTGCGGAAGCAAACCCGGCCATCCTCGACGATCCACTTATTGCTGTGTCCGACGCCATCCTTGCGGCCGTTGATACGGAAACGCGTGGACTGCTCGGCCAATCCAAGATGTTCGGCAACCGCCTCGATATTGCACCCTGGTCCACCCGACGCGGAAATGGCGGCATCCAGAGCCTCGGACTTGGCGCTCTTCCTCTCCTTGGCGCCCTTCTCCTTCTCCCGCTGTGCCGCCATCCAGGGCGCCTCCTCGCCTGCCGCCTTGGCATCGGCAAGGAGCTGCCACTGGTCCTCAACATGGCAGGGCCAGCGGAAAAATACCTCCCGCGGCTTGAACTTTGGGAATTCGCGCAGGGAACCGTCCAAACGGAAGCCTTCCATGAGTCGGGCAGTCTCGGCGCCGGCTTGCATGGCTTCGTCAAGGTCATCGGCCGGGATGTTGGCCGAAAGGTGGATCACCGCGGCGTCTGCCACGTCAGCCACGTCCCCGTCAGGGAAGTCAACGCCATGGGAGGTGGCCAGCGCCTGAAGTTTCTCGAGCTGGATGCGGTTGGTGAGCTGCTGCCGCCTGGCGGATGGCAGGACCAGCTCGATAAGGTCAAGTAGGGCGTCGGGATCACGGTGGATCACACCGGAACCAGAACCACGGTCGCCTGCCTTCTTACCGCCCTGGTCCCCCTTGCTGTGGTGGTGGGCGTATACCAGAGCAGCTCCGGTCTTGAGCGCCACCATCTCAAACAGGTTGAACAGGCTCATCATCACATGTGCGGCGTTTTCGTCGCCCTCTTCAACCTTGTAGAGGGGGTCAACCACGATGATGCTGTAGCCGTCGCGTTCCTTGGCCCTGCGGATCAGCTTGGGCGCCAGCTTGGACATTGCGGCGCAGGTGCCCCGGATGTTCCAAACGTCGATCTGGTCCATGCTGCCCTTTTTGATCTCCTTGGCCTCGTAAAGGATGTGGAAGCGGTTGATACCGGACGCCCGGGCGAGTTCGCAGTTGACGTAGAGCGCCCGCCCCTTGACGCACGGGAATCCCATCCACGAAGATCCCTCTGCCACGGCGATGCACAGGGATTGAAGCCCCCACGACTTGCCGGCCTTGGATGGGCCAGAAATGAGCATCTTGTGCCCTTTGCGCAGCACCCCCCTGATAATCTCGGGGTCAAGCTCGGGCGGGTTGTCGCGGGTGTCAGAAAGGCTCTCGATGTCGGGCAGGTCGTCGTGAAGGTCTTCCACGTACTGAAACCACTCTTCCCACGTCTGGAAAGCGTTTTCCACGGGAATGAGATATTGCATGTCCAGACCGCGTCGGACGCCTGGGAGACGGGTCAGTCGGCTGGGGTATCGGTGCTTGCCGTCCACCTGTAGTCCGGCCTTTGCCACGATCTTGTACAGGTAGTCTACCCGGTCCCGGTATTCGGATTTGCCGGCAGCGTCTATCTTGACGATGGCATGGATGGACCTTCCCCCGGAGTGGATCAGGGCGGAGCATGGCAAGCGCAATGCCCGGATGATTGAAAGCTGGTGGCCGATCTCGCCTTCGTCGGATTGAATCAGGGCGTGACGGTAGGCGGTGATATTGGCGTCTCGGCTCCCCTGGCCGTCCAGCGGGTTGAATCCGATCCATGCGCCGGCTTCCCCGGTGTCGCCGATTACTTCGCCCATTGGCTTGCCGGAGTTGATGGAGTCTATCAGTTCGCCGGCAGTCAGGTTGTGGTTGATTTTTCCAACCTTCGCGCCGTCCGGTGAATCGGTGCAGATGGCGATGTGTTCGCCTTCCGAAAAGACGGCCGTCAGGTAGTTAACGAGGTCGTTTTTTGCATCCTCGTTGGCCACCGGTACAATTTCCGGCTCGATGTATTCCGCTTCGATTTCGCTTCTTGCGCCTGCAATTAGCAGGCTATTCCAATCAAGACTTGGCGATACCATTGTATTTTCCTTGTATTTTCCAGAATCGTTTGGCCCATGTCATACACTGTTTTGCGTCTCCTCCGGCCTGCTGCCATGCGGCACGTGGAACGGGGTTTGAAGAGAGCATACACTCACGGTTGGTGCATCGCACCCATTTGTTGTCGTCGTGTGTTCCAGATTCTCCGCACATCCAGCAGGTAAAAAGCAAGCGGTCAGACCGAACGAAAGTATGACCGCTTGCGATTGTGCTGGTCCAGTCGAGGGATTCAACGCAGTCAATCATTGCGTCGTCGTGTTCGGCTGTGATGGCGCGTTTCAAGTTCCTGTTCTTTCGCTTTGCAATCGGCGCAAATCCGAAGATCGTGGTTTGTTTTACTGAGTCTGTTTATGGCAAAAAATCATCGTCGTAAGTACGCATGAAGTCTGACTCAGGGCAGCGTTCGCGCTTGTTGTCCTGACAGAATATGCCATGCGAGCGAAGCCACTGCCGGATTCTGTCCATTCCCAATGGCTTTAAGTCTGTCCATCCCTGCGGCCACATAAGCAGAATCTCGTTTGATTCTGGTGTAATCATCCTGTGAAAGCATCGCGCCGATTGCTCCTGTATATTGCCGTCTGCATGATTCCGGCGAACCAGACATAACAGGTTTTTGAACGTCCACGCTTTCCAGCCTTGTGCCGTCGGCCTTAACAGCGAAGATCCACATGCGCTCACCGTTTGAACAACCATTGACGGAGAATCCTCCCAAACAGCAGTTGCGTCCCATGTAGCCCATCGAGGCCAAATCTCCAATGACTCTTGCCCCCCCCCCCCGAATAGTGAGCATTGGCGAGTTTTCCACGAAGACGAATCTTGGTTGAACTTCGCTAATGATTCTTCGCATTTCCTTCCATAGCCCGGAACGCGCACCGTCGAGTCCTGCGCCTTTGCCGCAGATGCTGATGTCCTGGCAGGGAAACCCGCCTGAAACCACGTCAACAATTCCTTTCCATGGTTTTCCGTCAAAGGTGCAAACGTCATCCCAGATAGGGAAGGGCGGGAGAATACCGTCATTTTGTCTTGCGACAAGTACGCTTGCGGCGTAGGGGTCGAGTTCGACGGCGCAAACAGTTCTCCATCCAAGGAGTTTGCCTGAAAGAATTCCGCCACCAGCGCCCGCGAATAAAGATAGCTCATGCAACATTCACCACCTTGTTTCCGCACAGGTGCATCAGATTATCTGGCACCCGCCAATTGTTTGCAGAGATACGGCCAATCAGTATGCCGCACTCCCCGCGTTTCATTTTCCCGACATGCTGAAAACCCATACGTTCCAAGAATCGTATTTGCTTCGGCAGTGCAAGCCCTTCGTTCTTCCGCTTGGACAACGCCTCAATAGTCCGGTGCGCAAGTCCCTGCGTCATCTCAGTTGTTGAAAGCCCCTGCTCTTCCAAGAACTTCATCTGTTCAAGCGTGGCCGGCTTGCCTTCGTCCTTCATGGTCGGCTGATAATCAACCAGAGATTCGTCTCCGATGGATACGGCGAATTGTAGAGGGTCAACCAGCTTGGCTTTCTTCCGGCGCTGTTCGGCCAGCTTCTTTGCCAAGACTTCTTCCCGCTGTTTCAGAAATTCGGCCTGGGCGTCGGCCACGGCGTCCATGTCCACGTCTTCGGCCTCTCCTCCTGCTGTGGCCTCTGATCGCTTGACCATTATTTCTGCAATCTCGTCCGATTCGGCTAGCAGGTGCGCCGGGTGGCAAAGGCTGTGCTTTTCGGACAGCCAAAGGGCGTCGAGGATCAATAGGTATTCTTTGCCTGGGTATTTTCTGGTTCCGCGCCCGATCATCTGGGAAAACAAACTTCGCACCTTGGTTGGTCGGAACACTGCAACCGAATCAATCATTGGATGATCGTACCCACGTCCGAGCAGCATGGCATTCACCATGCAGGAGCCTTTTCCGGCCTTCTCCCAATCCTTCAATTCGTCCCTGTATTCTCCGCTTGCGTAGAAGGCATTGAACCCAACAGCCGCAAGCGCGTCCCTCATTTTTCTGGCCGTGGCGCAAAGAGGCGCAAACACGAGCAACTTGCGATGTTGGCAGTATTCCCAAAGTTCCTCGGAAATTTTTGGAATGTACGGATCAAGGGCGGTTCCCAGTTCTCCGTCATCGAAGTCAGCCCCGCACTTAACGCCGTTAAGGTTGATTTGCAGCGGCAACATCTGGCATCGCATCTTGCAAAGGAAATCATCTGCGATGGCCTGCGGTAACAGGTACTCGTCGGCCTTGGTTTCAAAAAATCGTCCAAGGTCTTTCAGATCACCCCGGTCAGGGGTGGCCGTGACGCCCAACACTTTGGCTTTCTCAAAGTAGGAAAAGATACGTTGATACGAGTCAGCAAGGCACTTGTCGCACTCATCAACAATGATGTGCGTGTAATAGTCCCTTGGGAATCGCTCTAGGCGTGAAAGGTTCATCATGGTCTGAACACTGCCAACGGTTACACGTTCCAATTCTCCATATGCGGATGAATCGGCCTTTTCCAGCGCCGAATCCAAACCTGTTACATAGGAAAGTTTCTGCTGCGCCTGCTGCAACAGTTCGTGCCGGTCTGCGAGAATCAAAACCCTGCCACCCTGTTGCACCACGTCTGATGCAATCAGGGAGAACAGTATGGTTTTCCCTGCACCAGTTGGCCACACCACTAGCACGCGCTGGTAGTGCTTCCACGCCTCGTGGACGGCCAACCTTCCCTTTTGCTGGTACGGGCGTGGTGTCATTACACGTCAATCCCTGCGTCCGCAGGTTCCAGATAGCGGTCGATCTTGACTCGCTTTTGCCCGTTGAACTCGTCGATCTTGATATGGCACTTGCCCACCATACCGACGTTGGTTGCCGGTTCCCATGCCTTCGTCTTGACCGGGTCAAAGTTTCCCGAACCCTTGGCGCGAAGGCCGATGGCCGTGAAGTACTGGAAGATCCTGAATTGATTCTTGACGGTCAGAATCAGCATATCCTCCGCTGTGTCTTCGTGAACAACTCCATCCACTTCGGCCTTCAGATTCATTTTCAGGTCAATAGATAGAGCCGTATATGCACCTTTCGCAAACTCACGCGCTGCATTGCGCTTGAACTGGCTGATTTCAAAATCGTAGTCGATCTTGTTCCCAGCCGCGTCCGTTGCCGGCAGAATCGGCGCTTCGGTAATCTGTGAATCCCATCCCATCATCTTCTCGCTCATTGGTATCCCTTTCTGTTAATCAAACAATCAAGTCTTTGATGTTAATGCCATTTTCGCGCTCATCATCCATGATTTCGCATTCGTTCACGTCCCCGCTCAGGCCGGACACGTCCCCTCTCAGGCCGGACACGTCCCCTCTCAGGCCGGACACGTCCCCTCTCAGGCCGGACACGTCCCCGCTCAGGCCGGACACGTCCCCGCTCAAATTAATGCTCAGTACACCTGTAACTTCTAAACACAATGACCGATCATTGCGCAACATTTCAACCGTGATCTTTTTTGAAAGTGTTAGAGTCTTTTTCATTGGTATCCCTTTACTTCAGATGCTTGCGAATCGAATTCCACTTGTTAGGCTGCAAAATCGCCTTGATAAGATCCTCGGTGAAGTTCTCGAATTTGGTCCCTTCGGGAAGCAATCGCCCCTTCTTTTCGTAGTCCCTCGGAGAGGTTGCCCACTTGACGAACTTGTCAATCGAGATTCCCTCCTCTTCAAGCGCGAACATCATGTCTTGAAGGTGCTTCGGCACGGTTGGCGGTGGGGTTGCGACGGATTCGGAAACATGCGTCTTTTCTTCCATCGCCGAACCAATGACCGTTACCGTGTTGTCTGTCGTGCGGTCGCCACGGACAACAATCTGCGTGGCATCTGCAACCGTGGCCGGCGCAAGGCCAGCTTCCGCAAGCTGTTTCTCCTCGGCAATCGGTTCAACCTTCGTGTACTGCCCAGCCGCCTTCTTCTTTGCCGCCCACTCTTCCCGTTCCTTGCGTTTGGCCTCCAAGAGCGCCGCCTGAGCCGCTTCGTCGTCATCCTGACCCTTGCATGCCCTTTGGCCATCATCGTCTGCCTCTGTGGCAGCTACGGGCACCAGCAGGCCAAAGATGTACCGTTTCAGGTAGGCCAGCATTGACCCCATCTCCTGCGGATTGGCCATAGGAGGGATGGCAAGGCTGGATTTCATCCATTCCCCGCTGCCGGCGTGAATCAGGATACCGGACAGGATTGCGCCACGGTCGGTCGGTGTAGTAGACCAAACCACGCATAGACCTTGTTCGGCCATGGGCTTTGTGCAAGCCGCAAGGATGTCTGAAAGGTCTGCGTATGCGTACTTATAGCTGCTGTCATCGCCCTTCTTGGACCGCACGGAAGCATGCCGATTCTTGGCAATCTCCGGGATGTTGGGCAGGGCAGCGCACAGTGCCGCGGCAAGGTTTTTTATGCTTTCAGTCTGCGTGCTGGCAGGCAAACTGACTTGGATAGGTGGAATTTCCATAACTTACAGGTCGAAACCTGACTCCTTCTTGTTCACTTGAACCACAATACCATCGTCGATAATCACGCTGCACTCTTCACCGCGTGAAACCCGCGTGCCAATGGCCTGCATGTTGTTTTCAACAAGCCACTCGCCAAACTCCTTCATGGTGTCCAGGTCCATCTTCTCAAGCTCGTCCAAAAGGACAAACCCGCACGAAGGTTTCAGGACCATGCAAATGGCCGTGCCAACCTTCAAGTGCTCGGCGCCGGACATGCAATCCCACTTCTGGCCGTTGTAGATCAGCTCACCGTCGTCAATGGCGAGTTCTGGCAGTGGCAGCTTGACCGTATCCATCAGCGCCACGCGTTCGGCGTCGATTTGTTCTATCCGGTCTGACAGGGCGTTGTATTCCACACGCAAGGTGCTGGCCTCGTCTTCGGCGTGCGCCTTCTCCAGGTTTTGCCGCACCTTGGCGTTGATAACGTCGATTTCCCCCATCTCCTTCTTGACGCTGGAAACATCGTCGTCAATCAGGTCTGCCGCGGTTCGCTCCGATTGCTTGACTTGCTCGTCAAATCCGGTGCGCTCGGCAATGGCGTGATTCAGCGCGTCCTTGGCCTCTGCCAGCATGCGCTCGACTTCGGAAACCCGTCCAGCCTTTGCCAGCACATTCTTTGCGGCGTTCTCGGCCCGCATCTTGCCAACCAGCACGTTGTCACGCGCCGCCTTGTTTGCCGCGTTCTTCGACAGGGTAGCAGTCAGTTTCGCGGCCATGTCGGAGGTAGAGAGAAGTTGCTCCGGCGCCGACTCGTCATAAGGCAAGTCCTTGGCGTGCTTGTCCTTCTTCTCCATCTCACGGCCCACTGTCAGCCGTTCCTGATAGACCTTGGCCTTTTCCGCATTCAGGTCGGCCAGCTTCTTGCCAAGCCCTGGGAATGTGTCCATCAGCATCTTGCACTTGTCAGTGGCCGTGCTGTTGAGGAACTTGGGCAGGTCCAGGGCGAACGTGCCGATGAAGTCCTGAACCAACGTGATACCGCCACGTTTTCCGCTTGGGTCCGTAACCTTCAAGCTAGAATTCTTGCCGTGGATTTCGGCAATCATTCCGTTTGAAAGCGTGACCTTGGTTTCCGGCTGAGCGCCTTCATGACCAGGATCAGAAGGACGGAAGCGGTCCCCGCCAAGTGTCCACTTGACGGCATCTAACAGGGATGTTTTGCCCTGCGCGTTTTTGCCGCCGATAACGGTGAGGCCGGTTTCATCGAAGGTCATGTCAACACGGCGAACCCGTTTGACGTTCTCGACTTCAAGCGAGACTACTTTTAGGGATTCCATGGTGTACTCCTAAACGAAGACCGCACCAGCTAGACACGCCTGACCCGCAAGGACCGATTGATAGGCAATCGGAAAAAACGAACGCGCTAGCTGGTGCGGAGATTGTCACTTGGTATCCTTGCTTTGTCTGCGGGGTCACGCAGTCGCTATTGCAGCGAACGATTCAGACAATATCACTGCGCGGATTTTGCGTCAACGGTTGTTCGGCATTCTTTTCTGCTGCCAGGTCTGGCACACTTTCAACACCATTGAACTCCAACTTTCTAAGCCACCGAGCAAGGAAGTATTCGGCCAGCGCCCCACTGCTGTCCTGCCAGTTGCCAATCATGCAGATCGCGTCTGCGCGGCGCACGGCTTCGATGTCGCGGGTCACGCATGCTTCAAAATCGAACCCTGGTGGAATGACACGCCAATCGTATTCGGGTGAGCAATCGCGGTGCGGGTCGAATCCAGCAGCGCGGTCAAGGTCGGCCGGCGAGATCGGCGTGTGGCCGCGTCGGATTATTTCGTCGCGGGCAGCGTCTAACGCATCGAAATTGAACCATGGCAGTCCCTTCATTTTAGACACGATGTAGATGGTCATTTCAGGTCTCCTGTTTTCTGCATTCTTTTCCAGCACTCGTTCAGTCTGCGTCGGTACTCGCGTGTTGGGCGGCCTGTGCGTGGCCGATTCCACCGCGCAGCCAGTGCAACGGGGTCTGTGATTTTACGCCGGTTGGCCTCACGTGAAAGCCAGATTCGAGCCATCTCCACGTTAATCCAAGGATCGTATCTATCGTTGAGCGTGAACTCATGCTGCGGATAAATGCGATTGCATTCGCGCACGATACACGGATGAATCTGCGTCAGGCCAACGGCTCGGCCATGGTCGCCGACTGCGCCCACGTTGCCATGAGATTCGACCTGAATCAAGATGGCAATGGTCATGCTAATTAGGTTGGTCATTGTTTTCCTTTAGTTTATTGGCACGTTCTTCATCCCATACGGCCAGCGCCTCGTTGTGCAGACGCATTTTCTCCCCTCGCGCCTGCTCGTCTGCATCTTTATGCTTGCGGGTCATATCCGCAAACTTCCTTCCTGGCAGGTCTTACACCGCTGCGTCTTTTCGTGCTGCGGATAGGTGGACGGCATGGCGCAGTCGTCGCAATCCTTGCCGCCTACTTTGATGCACCCGCCGATGTATCCGTCCAGCGTGGAAAGCAGCACGACAAACTTGCGTTCAAACTCTTTCGCAGTCCTTGCATGCCCACACCATTCGATTTTCATGCCGTGCCCAACCCAGAATTGAATCTGGATGTACGGTGATACCGTGTAGTCGATATGGTTGATTCCAACCGCGTGTGGGTGGTGCTTAGAGATCTGCACATGCGAAACCTTGTCGTACCCGCAGTGGCTGGCTGTGAATGTGAGCCTACGCATACGGCACTCGCGTTTGATAATCGCCATGATGGCGGCCCAGTGCGGGCGGAATCGGTCTTGAATCTCCTGCTCGGCGTCACGCTCTGCCGCGTCTGCCTGCCAGTGGGCGCGCACGGCGAGCCTGTACGCATCTCCCGTCTTGCCGTGGAGTTGTTCAAGTGCGTCGGTGATTGTTTTCTTGTCTTTGTCGTTCATTTCGTCACCAGCCTTTCAAGGTTGCTCTTGTTTCTTATCTCAACTCCGCGCTTGGTAAGCTCAGCCGCAAGCGCCAGCACTTCATCGCGTGTCGGCTCGGGCAGATTGTTCCCCTTGCTGTCCGCGCCGATGTTCACGAACGTCGGCTTCCATTCTGCGATCAGTACCATGTCATCAAGATCAAACTGCATGATCGGCTCGATGGTGCAGAAGAGTTTGGCGTCAGGGAAATCCAGCCGCAGTTTCAACATGGCGAAGTGTCGCGCAGAAGGATGTGGAGATTTCCCCATTTGTTCGTGCCACCTGTTGCTTTCGATGGTAGTTCCGATCATCCATCGCGGCGGCAGATGTTCGGTGAAGCAGAACGCCAGTCGTGCCGGATTCTTGGTCTGAAACACATACTCATTTTCTGGCCACTGGCAGCAGTGATCCAAAACAGCTCGAACGGTTTCATGCGGAACGTCTTCGGCAAACAGGTCGTTCTGGTGTTCTATGAAGATCACCTTTCCGGTTCCATACTTAACCTTTAGTTCGTCTTCCTTCAGGCGCAGCGGACCAGCGAACGCGCCGGATTGCCAACGGCGTTCGTGGGACTGCACGTAGCAGTACGCACATTCGTGAGGACACTTTCCGCGAAGGTGTGTATGGGTGTGCGTTACCCATGTGTACATGTTGCCGACTGATTTGTTTAGGCTCATGTCGCCGCCTCCCCGCCCTTGGCCGCTGGCGTGTAGTTGTCGGTTAGAAAACGATACCGCTTGCACGTGAAGCAAACGGGCATTGGGTCGATGTCGAGTCGGCACCCATCGCACGACCGCTCGCCCTCTGCCTGCTTGGGCGCTCGGCGGTTCCATGCGGCGATGGCACCATCCTCCGTCTGGTCCCAATGGCTAGAGCTACAACATTTTCGACACATAACATTCCACTCTGGGCCATCTGCACAAGTAGTTATGATGTCATTACTGCCACAGAAAGGGCACGGCCTGATCGCTGTCGGGTCGCTCGTCGGGTTAGTCATGGGTTGCTCCTTTTTACAACATGCTGCCGTTTGGTGCAGCCTCTCGGTTTGATCGCTCGACTTTCTCAACGACGAATCCAAGCCAGCGCATGTGCAGCTTAAACTTCTTGAGCAAGTCGTCTGCTTCTCGCTCTGCACATGTCGTGCAATATGATGTGGCACCTGCTCCGCTACGAAAGCTAGGCGTGGACTTTCCCCACCTTAGGTTGTACTCGCCGTTCTTGACCTGTCCGGTTTCGATTGACGCCACACACCCGCAGCAAACGTCCTCGCCGGGGAAAGCCTCGTACATCTCAATGCTGCCAGCGGTGCCGTTGGTGTTCCTGCGCCCCTTGAATGATTCGACGGCTTCTTGGTTCTCGTTTCTTCCAGTCCATCCGCGCACATATCTGACTCTGCGCCCGTCTCGGTGGGCATAGACCGAATAGAATGCTTCTCCCATCGCAGACGCGACAAATGCAGGCCAGCATCGCGACAGCACCACTGGTATTTCGTCACTCATCTCACCCCTCCTGCGCCTAGGCGCGCTGCTGTTTCTTCTCAACCGGCTTCACGTTCTTCTTGTACGCCCGAAAGAACGCCACCGCCGCCCGATAGTGAGCTAGGTGCTCGGGGTTGTCCTTGTGCGTCTGATTGATCTTCTTGGCAAACTCGGCAAGCGTGCCCTTGAAGCACCCGCACCAAATTTCGTCCGTGTCGGCGCGATACGTCGTCATGCGGCGAGCCGACCCGATGCCGGTAACGCTGACCACATTCGCGGCAGAGTTCAGGTCGGCCCCGCGCAGGTCGGCCCCGCGCAGGTTGGCCTCGCGCAGGTCGGCCCCGCGCAGGTTGGCATCGCGCAGGTTGGCCCCGCGCAGGTCGGCCCCGCTCAGGTTGGCCTCGCGCAGGTTGGCCTCGCGCAGGTCGGCCCCGCGCAGGTCGGCCCCGCGCAGGTTGGCCTCGCGCAGGTCGGCCCCGCTCAGGTCGGCCCCGCGCAGGTAGGCCTCGCGCAGGTCGGCCCCGCTCAGGTCGGCCCCGCGCAGGTCGGCCCCGCGCAGGTCGGCCTCGCGCAGGTCGGCCCCGCGCAGGTCGGCCCCGCGCAGGTTGGCCTTCTTGCCTTCCTCGTCTCCAATCAGCCACAGATTATGCAGGCGTACAATCTCGTTCAGTTCTGTTTGTGTCATAGTCATGTTAGTTGGTTCCTTGATTCGCTTGTTTCTGCTTTTCGGCCCAATACACGGCCTGTCTGTCGTTCTGGCTTCATGGTGATTATTCCCTTTTGTGATTGGTAGTTTGGTTGTTACAGTTCATCCGCTACCTTGATCGCGGGGTGGATTCTGCCGGTCGTGGCGCGGCGGATGGTCTCACGGTCAACCATCAGCGCCTTGCGTCTGCTGTTGATCTGGTTGATGTTCTCGATGGCGGCGCGGATCTTGGCATCGCTCTTTGATCTTCCACCGACTGCGCCAGACTTCGCAAAAAATGCTTTGATATTTGCAGGGAGTTTCATGCTACTTGTCCTTTCAATGTGGACAAGGTAGCACAACCCCCTTGCGTGCGACAATAACTATTTTTGAAAATTATTGTATCAGCCCGGACGCCTTCAGCTTCTTGCGCATGTCTGCCGTATCTTCTGCGCCGTGCGTGTTGCGGTACCGCATCCAACCCATGACAATGCGCGGGCGCAATAAGCGCTTCTCTTCTTCGTTGGCCTTGGCGTAGACCTCGACCAGCCCGCCCACGTCAAGGCTGCGGGTTGCCCGTAGGATCGGCGGTAGCTTCGAGTCCTTCAGGATGTCGCGCCCGGTCTGCTGTTCTATCTCGCCGGACTGCACAGCCTGCTGGACGGCGGTCGGACCTTGGCGGGACTCGGCAGACTCGACACGCTTCTTGATCTGCCTGCGGTCGAACTGTTCGGCAGTCTGTGTGCGACTCTGCGCCAGCGCGGATGCCGCCCGTTGCGCCGGACTCATGGTCATCAGCGCCGGGGCGGGCATGATGCCGACAAGCGGCAAGACGTGTTCGGCGGCAGTTCCAGCGCGTTCCGACACCTTTTGTTCGCCGCGCATCCAGAACGGTTCAAACGCCTTGATCGTGTAACCGGCCATGCCCGCCATCTGGTTTATCAGGTTGTCGCCGGGGTGGCGTATCTCGGTCCCGTAGTAGTCGCGGTTGCGCTCCAGGTCGGCCAGCAGGGAAATCATGGGGTGCGTCTTATTCATCGCCGTCTTGCCGGGTTCGTGTGACCAGGCGTAAAGATCCTTCATGTAGGTCGGCAACATGAACCGGATGGGGTTTCCGTGTTCATCCTTCTCGCCGGTGCGGAACGCCAACAGGTCATGCTCGTCCGGTTTCTCCCCAGTGAACAGTGCCGTCAAGATGCCGTTGGCGATGGTGGTTGTGGCAATCAGCGACAGGGTGTAGGCGCCGCGATCGGTCATCTGCGCCTTGCCGGGGTTCGTCGCGTGGTCTTTCAGGTACTGAGCGATATCTTTGAACCCGCCGCCGACTTCCAGGATCGTTCCGCCGGTCCAGCCTGGCGCCCGTATCAACATCTGCGTCATGTTCTTGGCGATGTTTTTTACGAATAGGCGATCGTACACAACCTCGCCCATGCGGGAATCAACCCGGTTCCAAGCGTGTTGAGCATACTCCTGCGTCTCGGCGTGCGTGGCCTCGGGGTTGGCCTTTGTCCATGTGTTCATCATCTCGGTAAACACACCGATCTTCTGCCTCGGGACCAGCCACTCCAGAATCGGCCGCGCGGTCTGCTCGACGAATGCGAACGGGCTGGAAAGCGTCGCCTTGGCATACTGCCCCTCCTGCGCGGCCTTGAACATCGTATCGGTCATGGTCGTTTGCAAGCGGCGGTCCTGCATCGTGTTCGCGCCGGCCATCTGCATCCACTCGATTACTTTGTTTGCCCATGTCGGCGCGGTCTTGTCGCCGGCCAGTGCGCGAATCACAGCATCTCCGCGCTTCCAGTTCTGCACTACCTCGGCCGGCATTCCGGCAAAATGAGACGCGGCGGCTTTCCAGTTTCCGTTTGCCGCCTCTTTCATCCCCAGCGCACCCTTGGAGATCATGGATTCCATGGACGTGAACCCCGCATGGAAGGCGCTGGCAACGCCAAGCTGGAACTGGTTCAACGTGGAAGCCGCGCCCATGTATGCCTTGAACCCTACGTTCCCCCACAACCCCTTCGACAGGTAGTTCTCGATCACTTGGCCGGCGGTGGCGTCCACGTACCAGTGTCCCGTCAACTGCGGCCCGAACCCGGCACCCTCGCCGTTCTCTCCGCCCGGCGCCGGCGGACCGTACACTTCCCCGTTCGACATCGGCACCATGCCGGCCGGCTTCTCGCCGCCCAGCCGGACAAACTTGGCCGCGCCCAGGTCTTTCAGCGCATCCTTGACCCTGTGACTGGCGATGTATCGGTCCATGGCGTTCCACGTGACCGCCTTGGCGTCCAGCGGGTTCATGGTGACAGGTTCAAGCCCGAAGTCCTGCCCAGTGTTGAAGTCCTCGAACACCCGCTGCTTGAGCGTTCCGGGGGCTTTAAGCCATGGGCGCTTCGACATGAACAGTCCGGTCTTGTCGTCAAACTCGCCCGTACCTTCCCCGCCTTCGCGTATCTGCCTGACGCGCTCCTTGACCCACGCACGCGCCTCAGGGGACCACTGGTTGAGATCCTGCGGCTCTTTGTCGCCGTACTTCTCGAAAGCCTCCCCTATGGCACGGGAGAAGGCTTTGCGGCTGGCTGGGGTCCACAGGTGCGGGAAGTAGTTCTCTTTGACGTTTTCCAGTTTGCCGGTCCCCAGGTCTTGCACGGCTTTGACCTTCTGCGCGTCCATGTCACGAATGACCTTGGAAATGGCCTCATGCTCGGCGGTCGGCTTCCATCCCTCGGGAGCCTTGCCGGTGTCCATCCACTGCATGAACGCCTTGTTGCTGGCGTCAGACTGCCCGCGAAAGAACACGTCCGCCGCCGTCTTGCCCACCGCGGCCATGCGGTCCATGGCTCGAGCGTAGGCTGAATCCTGCGCGTGCATGGTGCGAATGTCCCGGTCCATCGTGCGCAGCGTGCGCTCGCGGGCGATGCCCGAAATGCCAATCTCTCCGCGCAACAGGTTCGCGGCCCTGGCGGCAATCGCGCTGCGGCCCTCGGGGTAAAATGCCTTTTGAACATCGTCCCACGCATCGGCGGCGAACTCGCGCATGACTTGGTTGGCCTTGGACGCAAACCCCTGGCGTGGCCCCAGCAATTCCCGCGCCCGCTCCGGGGTTGGGATCTCCCCCGCGCGGTGGAACGCAAGCTCCGCCATCTCCTGTCCCTTGCCGGGGTGGTCCTTCTCCATGGCGGCAATCAGGCGCTTGGCGGCGTCGTCGTTTCGGTTCATGCAGTCAATGGCCATGGTTCACCTCGGGCTAAAATCGGTTTCGTCGTACACGCCATGCGCACCGTGATTCCAGTACACCCGCGCACGCTCGGCGGCATCATCCCTTTGGAAACATCCTGATACCGTACTCTTCGGCCTTCTCGATCTCGGCCTCGGCCTTGTCCAGCGCCTCGACGTTGATGTTGAGCTTGTGTCCCTGGACTTCACCGGCAACCTCCTTGACCATCTCGCGGGCGGCTTTCAGTGTGCTGCCCCACCCGATCACCGCGCCAAGTATCCCGTTCGTGCAGGCGTAGTACTTGCCCTCAATCTTCACCGGGTAGTGGATCTTTACGTTGCGCCGGTACTTGGACGGGAACTGAATGCAGTGGTGCCCGATTTTGTCGGCCTCGCCGCTCTTAATCATGGCGCAGGCACCGTACTGCGCAATGGGGTCCGGCTCAACAATCTCGCCATGCGCTGCGGCCCACACGCGCTGCGGCAAAGCCTTGTCCAGTTCGATGAAGATTTCATTCGGCGGCGACGGGGCGCGACAGGTAAGGTCGATTGTGAACGGCTTCTTGTCCTTGCCGATCCGGCTTTCGGTACTCAGAAACGAGCGATACTTGTACCGCGCCAGCGTCGGGGCCAGCGTCTCAAACGGCAGGCGCACGGGTGCGGGAACTTTTTCCCAATCCATGAAACAACCAGCAAAACCGCAATCCTTTATCTCGTACCCTCCGTATACCTTTTTGGAAAACTTCCCGTCAACCGTCAATAGGTCAAGGCCTGCCTCTGTCTTATTCAGTAGGGGTTTTTCACAGGTGAACTTTACAAGATGTTCAAATGGCCCAAGCTCTAATTGTAATCTGCGCAGTTCTGTTCTTACAACATCGGAGTCTACAGCCTCCATGCTTTCAAAGTTTCCGCGCCATCCGTCTTCTATTTTCACATACACGCCGGGGTGTGTTTCCAAGTACTTAAGAAGGGGTTCAATTCCAGTTATCGAGTCAAAGGGATTGGTCGGCAGCCCCAGTGCTTGCATGTGGCGCTGTGCGGATGCGCGGTCAATCTCAAGCTCGTCGCCATTTCCAGCGCCGAACACCAGCTTGCCCTCGCGGCGCAGTTTCATCTGGTAATCGGCGTGCCCGATACCGGGGAAGCACCACAGGTCCACCTTGTCTTCGGGAACGGCGAACGGGTTGGGGATGACTTCGATACCCTCCATGCCATACCCCAGCAGTCGCTTTTCCATCTGCGGGTAGTCGGTGATGGACCACGGGCAGAACCAGACCTTGCCGAACTGCTTGGCCATCGCAACGGCGAACTCTGCGTACAGTCCGTGCGCGACAATCAAGACGGATTTACGAGACAGGTCCATCATGCACCCCTCCCGCCGCAGAAGCGCCGTTTAAGGAATTCCTCTATGCGCTCTCCGGCATCATGCTCGCCGTGTTCCTTGAAGTCAGCCAAGAAGTCAGCCTCCGACTTGTACGCCGGTTCCTCGCGGATCGAGAAGTCCTTGCCGGGGTCTCGGCGCACATCGCGCCAGGTCGAACCGTCAACGGTCGGCGCGGTTGGCTTCTCGGCAACCGTGATTTCTCCCGTCAGGTCTTTGTGATCCTCGATGCCGTCTTCGGCCAGCATAAGCGAACGCGGCGTCTGCCTAACCGGCTTCTCATATGCCATATCCACAAGCCTGCGGGCAAGGGCAGGGTCAATCTTGTGAAGTTCGTCAATGAACTTGATGTTATGTAGCGTGTCGCTGGCGGGAGTAAACTTGCCGGAGTCTACGGTTGGGATGTCGTACTCGGCATAGATGTTGCCAAGCTCGTCCGCATCGCTGGCTTTTTCGTCTGCCGTGTTGACGCGCTCGTTGTGCGCCAGAATCGCATCACCAGCCTGCTCAATTTTCTTCGCCTCCTCCGGGGTCACCGCGGGGCGCAGGCTGTGTTCGACCGGCTCGAACGTGGAGACTATCGGACTACCAGCCGCATCACCGGAGGCAGTTCTTGGCTGGTAGGATAGCGGGGCGAACCGCGAGCGGTCGAGATCATTATATTCCGCCTCCGGCACCGTGGGATAGATGAGCCTTCCGGTATCAGAAGCGCCCGGAGCGGTTTGCTCTGCGGGTTGTGTTTCACCTTCATGGGCGGCATCGTACTCCCGGATTGCGCTGGCTGTCAACGGTTTGTTGGTGTCGGGATAGACCTCCGAAATGGCCTTGTCCATCTCGCGCTGGCGGGGCGTGTCGTCGGCTCTACCATCTACGCCAGACGGAATCATCTTTACTTGCTCGTGCGACACCACTCCGTACACTGTGGAAGGCTTGCCGCGCACGGATGGGTCCGCCGTGTCCACCACGTTGCGAATAACAACTCCGTCGTGCCCTTTTGACTTCGCGTATTCCATGATCTTTTCAACGCTCATGGCATTCTTAGGTATAGCCCCAAACACCTTCTGCTTCCAAGTCTGCCACGGCACGGGAATGTTATCGTTGCGCGTTCCCATTGCGTCTATTTCAAGCGGGTTCTTTATGGACAGCATTGCTTGATATACCGTTCCGGTTTTTGATGGCGTCCTATAGAATGACCGGTTCCACGTGTATTCTTTTGCCAAATCCGCGCTGTCAGTAAAGAAGACTCCAGCCTTGCCAGTTGTAAAAGTGGTTAGCCCGCCAACCGGTGATCCGTGCATAACGGGTCCGACTCCAAAACCTTCCTCCTTTGCCTTGCCGATTTCTTCCGCATCCGCGCGCGCCGCCTGCATCGGCTCTGATCCGCCGCCCTTACCAATCGCCGTCTTGAACCGCTGGAACGCCACGCCTGCCACGCCGCGCAGGTTGTCGGGCCGCTTGTCGATTCCAGCCAGCACGCGGGCGGCGTTCTCGTGGTCGGATAGTCCCGGCTCGTACTGGCTGCCGTAGTTCTGCTTGGTCCAGCTCATCAGGTTTTTGTACTCGCCGGGGGAGGTGCGGACGGCGGACAGGGCGCGGGTGGCGGTGCGGTCGGCGTCGGGGTCACGCTCGCCGCGGGCTGCACGCGCCGACGAGGTAGGCTGCTCTTGTCCCATCGCGTCGGACGGATTGTCCTCCAATTCTCCCGCCATCTGCCTTTCCTTCTCCCGTAAGATCCCGTTCGCCAAGTTCCGCAACTCGGCATCGCTCATGTTCAGGTCCAGCCCAAGCCGGCGCCCGGCATCCCGCAACATGCTCACCACGGCGTCAACCGTCCGGCGCCACGCCCCGGCGTTCTGCTGTCCGTCGCGGACCATCTTGGCGAGAAGCTCATGGTTGAAAGCTTCGGTGCCGGGCTTGAACCCGTAATTCCTCTTGATCTCCGCCGCGATCATAGCCGCGCGCGTGCCGCCGTACACCTGGCTCGCCGCCTTCTGCCATGCAGGCCCGCCAAGCTCGTTGACAACCCGGTGCATGGCCTCTTCGCGGATGTCCTGGCGGAGCTGGTCGGCGTTGTCGTAGCGGTCTAGGAAGAAATGGGACTTGTTGCCGATGGTCAGGGCGCGGATTTGGCCGGAGTCGGAGCGGAAGAAGCGGGGGAAACCTTCAGGGTATTCGGCTCCGGTTTCCATGAATGATCCCGTCAACGGCCCGGTGCGCTCTGCCTTTCCATCGCGCCACGCCTCATAGGTCAAGCCAGTTTTGATGATTGGCTTAGTGGTATCTCCGTCATAGTGATAACGCGCCCCGTCAGGACGACGTTCAGGAATGTCCATTGCCGGGGACACCCAAGCCAACACTGGTTGTCCGTTTTGTTTTGCTGCCGCTGTGCGTCTGTGTCCGTTAACTACCTGAAGTTTTCCGCTGTCGGTTTCGACAACCTCGATTGGCGGCGGAGCTTTGCCTTCTTTGAACCACTTGGCGTAGCGATCTGCGTCCCAACCTCGGCCCTCTTCGTTATTTTCAACCATGTTTTCAGAAAGGGAAAGCGTTCGTGGATCGACAAGTCGAAGTTGCGACATTTCATGACCATGCGAAAGGCCCATACTGTCCCGCCGCCACATCCCCAAACGCAACCCCATCGGAGGCGTTGGATTCTCTCGCGACGGAAGCGGGTTGGCGTTGTTCCGCCAATCGCGCATGCTGTCGAACAGTCTCTTCGTGTAGTCTTCTGATTCGATAACGTCTTCGTCTTTGGGAAGTGCCTCCGCCTTCGCCGCCTGCCCCTCCGCCGCCTTCGCCCACTCCGGTGCTTCCCCGCTGACCCCGCTCGTGACATTCTCCCCCGCAAACTTCATCCCCTTGGTCTCTTCGGCAAGGGCGGCGTCGAAGTCGGGACGGGATAGGCCAGGGCCGGTGACGCCGCGAGCGGCTTTCCGACCTTCCAGTATGCGCTTCAATGCAGCAGCACGAATGGGTTTCGCCGATTCACCAAATACATTTCCCTGATCCACGCCAGACAGATAATTCATGGCGTGTTCGCTGGACAGAATCTTGACTATCTCTCCGTCGATCTTTGCGCGGTTGGACGGGTTATTGGCCTCTTCCGCCGTCATGTCGAGCTGATTAACCGCCTGCTGCGAAAGAACATTCCACCGCTTTGGATCATGTCGCGCTATATTCCACCCACGCAAGAAATCAGAAGACCTGGTGTTGACGGCATCAACAAGACGATTGATCTCTGGCTCTCCACGTATCTCCGCAACATGCCCAAGTTCGTGAATCATGGCATGGGAACGACTGCTATCCGGGTGAAGTAGGATTACCTTCCCGTCGGTCATTCCCGCCGCGTCGTTTGGTATTCCAGTTGCCGGGAATAGTTCTACGCCGTTTTGCTTTGCGAGTTCCGATAGTTTTGCAAAGCGGCTTCCGCTTCCGAATCCGTCGGCAAACGAAAGTTGAATCCCTTGGCCTTGGACTCCGCTGCTATCTTCTCCAATAGCTGCCTTCCTCCAGGAGTCGAAGGATTCCCGTCTTTGTCGGTTGGTATCGTGTATGCCAGTTTCCCATCCATCACGCGCGTAAAGCCCTGATTCGAGGAAGTCTCTGATGTGTCCTGCATTGTAGTCTCCTTGTTGAAGTCTTGTCGGAATCTTGTCGCCACGTGCGTACATGGCCGTGCCGCGCCCGGTCTCTCCGTCCATCACACGCTTGAGTGCTGCCCCGCGCAAACCAATGTCTTTCGGACTGATAGCATCCCAGGTGTTCTTTCCCGTGAGGTTGTTCAAGGCGATGTCAGCGGCTACCGTGTTGCCAACATGGTCATCCACCATCATCTGCTCTTGTTCCGAAAGCTCCTTGTTAGCGTCAAGCCCCAATTCCTTGCGCGCGTTTTCGCGATACGCCGGGCCAAAAAATGGATGCTCCTGAACAGCCCGATATGTTCCGGTGAAGTATTCCGATCCACGGTTGACGGCGGCTATAAATGCGCGTATTTCTGGCACGCCCTTGCGGTCCAGAACATGTCCTATTTCGTGGATGGCGGCGTTGCTCTGTTCTTTCGTGTCTGGCAGAAATACTTGGTCGCCGACATTAAACGGCAACTGTCCGTTGTCTCCCTTGACAGGAACCGCTTCTACGCCGTTGCGCCTTGCGATTTCCGCCAGCGCGCCAAAGCGCCTTGAACGCGAGAAGGCGTCGGAGTGTACGACGGATGTAACTTGGGCGGCGTGAGCGCCTTCGCCAAGCTCTTGCTGTAGTCCCCTGATGGATGCAAGTTCTCGTCCACGTCGATTCCCATCATCGCCTTTCCAATCGGCAGGTGGATTCTGGCGGTTGATCTGGTCTCGGATGTCTCGTTCATCATAGTCTCCTCGTGTGAGTTTGGTTGGCAATTCATACATGGCCGTGCCGCGCGGGGTCTCGTGGGGATTGGCCGCATCACTCTGAATATCACGCTTCAGTTCATCCGCTCTTTGCTGATCCTTGAACATGCCACGGATGTTTTGGTTTCCGTCCATGTGCATTGCAACGATTTCTCCGGCCATCGTATCTGCCAGGATTTTTTTCGCGAGCTCCCTGCTACCACCAGCCTGCGCTAGTGCATCCTGTTGGTTCTTTCGATACATGTCTGGTTGCAAATCGCGCATCCGATTTACCATAGAGATCACAGCGTGTGACTTCATGTCAACCAGATCAAGCAACTGAACGGTACGCGGCTCCTTCACATCTTCCCTGGCGTGAGACAGTTCATGTTGGACCGCTCTTTCTGAAACCACTCCGTTTTGCGACTGAATAAAGATTATGCGTCTTGTGATGTTTGCAAAAGATCCTCTGACGGACCCAGTTGCAACGATTCGGAAGTTACTTCTTCCGGCTTCACGCCATGCTTCTTCCATTGGCCTTGAAGCCATTGCGGCGCGGTCGATGGTGAAGCGATTGCCTTGTCCCATTCCGCCTGTAATGTTTTGAGGAAGTCCAGGTCCTCCGGGATAACTTCTAATTTCCCGTTCGAGTTCATCGCTGATCTGATTTGATACCTGTTGCCATCCGGCCCGCGAACGCTGTTGATCTCTGGTTGCATCGGATACTCCGTTTGTTTGCTGGGTTTTGTTCTTGCGGAACAAATCAAAAAAACTGTTTTTGGTCACGTCGCTATCCGCCGCATCCGCCTTTCGCGGCTCCGTGCGCTTGGCGATCGGGCGGCGGGTCTCGCCGGCCATGTTCTTGGGGGCGGTCTTGGCTGGCTCCTGCCACGGCTTCCAGCCTTCGGGAGCCTTGCCTAGTTTATCTTCCAGCCCCTTCTTGCTCTCTCCAGTTGGAAAGCGACTGTTTGCTCTCTTGCGAAACTGATCAAGGGACTCCTTCACGTTCAGGACTTCAAATGTTCCATCTCCTGGAACTTCTATTGTGATCTTCTGGATGTCCTTAACAGCCTCCTTGAATGCCCGAAACTCGCTCTGAAAACGTTCTGCAAAAACACCGCTGGTTTTGCTTACTTTTTCATACCTCTTGAACGCATCTTGCTGGTCTTTCGGGAGCGAGTCCTTAAACGGTGCCCCCTCAATCGCCTTGTCGATCTCTGCCAGCAAATACTTCTTCTGCTCCTTCGGCGGCAACCCATTCACGTCCTTGCTCGGCACGCTGATGGTCTTGTCGCCGGAGGGGGCGGCCTCTACCTTGACGCCCTGGGTGGTGGTCTCGGTGGCTGGTTTCTTTGCAAGCTCTGGGTAGTCTGCCAGCACGGCGGCGGGAACGTCTCGCCCTGCGTAGATGGCAGATTCTACAAGCGCGACATGCTCGTCACTCGCGCTACCGGAAGACAACCGACGGTCGCGCTCTATCCTGCGCCCTTCGTCGAGTGCGTTGCGCCCTTCCGTTGTCAATCGCAGTTTCTTTCCCCCGGTCACGAGTCCAAGTTCTTGCACGCTTTCGATTCCGTCTGGATGCAGTAGACCAGGCTCGTACGGATTTCGGTTGTTGCTTTTCTCAATGGCGTCCAGAATAGCGAATCCGCGAGGAAGCGTAAACTTGCTGGCCGCGCTTTCTGTGTACTCCGCCCGCGTCATCTCCCACGGTTGTTTCGCGGCCTTGCTCTTGGCAACTATCGGCTTGCGGGTCGCGGCGGGCGGCTCGGCTGGATCTGGCTGTTCCGTCGTGCGGCCCTTTGCATCGGTGGATGGTATCGCGTTCTCGCGCTGCTTCTTCTCAAACGCCTCTTTCCCGATCTTCGGAAGAAAATCATTCAGCCATTCAACCGCATTCTCCTGTTTCGGGAAAGCGGTGCGCGTCAGAGACATTCCCGTTGCCGCATCGGAAACAACCCATCCCTTTTCTCTGTCGGCCTTGTGGATAAACAGCGAATCAGCCCAAGGCGCTTCTGGTATTGAGATGGCGCGTCCCTTCACAGTAGAAACGATACGCTTTCCATTCGGACCTGTGACGGAGATTTGGTAGTCCCGTTCCGGTTCCGTCCGCTTGGTCAGCTTCTTGCGCTGCGCTTTGGGAGCTTCACCGGCTTCGGCCTTGGCCGCTTCCGCAACTGCTGCGCGTCCATCTCCTGCTGGAGCTTCTCTAGGCGCGGGTTCAGGTGCCACTCGCGGGGCTTCAGCGGCTGGCTTGGAAGGTTCTGCCGCCACTTGACCGAATCTTACCACTTGCGAATGACCGAACGACTCGCGAATGCTCTTGATCGAATCACCGGACTCGTTCATATCGGCGTGTCTGGGGATCGAAACAACAACACCATCATGACCGCGTGATTTTAGATACGCTTGCGCCTTCTCTGTGTGTGGGGCGATTCGTTCTGGGTGATCGTAAAATTCTTCATTTCTCGAATCCAAAGCCGTAGCGCCAGAATCTTGAAGCAACTTACGCCACGTCTTGTCAGAGTCGATGATGTACGGATTTTTCAGTTCAACGTCATGCTGCGAAACTTCACCGTAGTTTTTGGCATCCTGCTCGGACTCCGTAAAGTAATCGGCTTTCCCAAGTAACGGAACGGCGCGTCCTTCTTTTACAGCATCCGGTCCATACACGTCTTCTGGCTTTGCGCCTCTTCCCTGAAACATCTTCTTCTTGAATACTACCGGCTCCCGCGCTTTTTCACCGGCTTCCGGTGTACCCGCTTCGGCAACTTCTTTCCGGTCGGCGTCTCGTCCTCGAACCTCCTTAGCATCGGCCTGCCCATGTATCGCCGCCTCATCTCCCTGCTGGCTCAATTCCTGTGCCGCCAGCGGCTTCACGGACTTCCGGTTGCGGATCAGATCCTCGGAATGCAGTTCTCCCTGCTTGGAAACCTTCCCACCATTGGCCGTCTCGATCTCTGCTGCCGTCTTCCGGTCAACTAATCTCTTACTGTTGTCAGGAGCAATAGCATCAAACTTGCGATACTGTTCATTGTCAGAAGGTATTCCAGCGCCATTCCGATTGGCTTCGGCCACGATGTTGTCATGCGTCGACGGTTTGCCTTCCCCTGGGCCAACGTATTGAACCCCATCGAAGTCCACTACCGGCCCCATGATTTTCTCTCCGGGGGTCGCTGGCTCACCACGCGCCTCGACTGCCGGGGTTTCGGCCTGCGGCGGGACGACTGCGGCGGGTTCGGAGGCGGGCGGCTCCTGCGCCTGCTGTGCGATCTTCTTGGTCGGGCGTCGGCGCTTGACTGGCTCGGCGACTACGGTCTCGGCCACCGGTTCAACCGGCGCGTCCGCAGCCTGCGCCAAGACGGTATGCACGTCACCAGGATTCGCCAGCACGTCAGCCGGGGTCTTGGCCTCGGCCAGCGTCTTCGTGGCGTGCGGCAGCAACGGCATGCGCCCAAATACGCTCATGATCCCGTTCATCAGCATGAAACTCGGGATGTCCTTGCCGATCTGGCCGCTGATCTCGGCCGGGTCAAGCGCCTTCCCGTTGACAAAATGGTCGTATAGGGCATTGTTGACCGTCAGAATCGCGGCGTCGGTCGGCGCGCGCCACCCCACGGCGCCCAAAATACTCTTGGCGTGCGGCACGAAAGCCAGCGGCGCCATGGTCACGCCGCCCTGAACCGCCGCCTTTGTCGTGCTGTAAAGCGTGGCGTCCGGGTTCTGGGCTGCAGAACCACCTGTCATCACCGCACCGGCAACGCCTGATTCCAGTAGGGCGCCGCCGACCTTGGCACCTCCCGCCGCCTTGTCGTAGACCTGCTTGGCCTCGGCGGCTGTCTTTCCGGCGGCAATCGCCTCTTCTGACAGCTTTGCGGCTCGCACCAACTTCGGGATTGCCTTGGCCGTACCGCCACCGGCGAACATCGAACCTACCCCGCCGGCCATCTCGCCGGCCGCGGTTGTCAGGGGTCGGGCGGCGGCGTTCGCTTCGAGCTGGGCGTTGTACGAGGCTATGTGATCGGGGGTGAACAACCGCTCGGAAAGCCACTTGTTGACCTTTCCGCCCTGCGACTCGGCAGCGATACCTCCGGCAATGGCACCTGCCGGGATGGTCACGGGCTCGGCGCCAGGCACAAGGGCGCCAGCCGCGCCACCGGCAACGGCACCGCCAAACCCCATGAGACCGGGGATGATCTTCGGGATGGCGGCACGGGCAAATGACTTCACCGCGCCTTCGGGTGCAAGACCAGAAGACACCGGCGCCGGAGCTGCCGCGGCCTCGTCGGTCGGCGCCTGAGCGTCCTGCGTGAAGTCGTACACGTCAGACACCGGCGCGGCGGGGGTGCGCTTTGCCAGCGGCTTGCGAGTAACAGGAGAAGGGCTTACCGGGTCCGGTATGGTTGAACCATGGACCACCGCATCGCCTTCAGCAGTGAAGTCGTAAATTCCGTCCGGCATGGCTGATACTCCTACGCTTTACCGGACGCAATGAGGGATTGAATCTCCGGGGCGTTCACGTCACCCTTGAACTTCAGCAGGGCATTGCGCAGCGAAACCAATTTTTCGCCCGTCAACTTGGGCGCCATCGCACGGGCCTGTTCCTGTGCAACCGTATTTGCCCGCATGACGTAGTACTCCTTGATATTCGGATCAAGGTTCTTGTCTGATGCGGCGGCGTGAGAGATGTCCACCATCTTGGACAGGGCGGCCAAACCTTCCTGCTTTTCTACCATTGCCTCAGCTTCCTTGAACATGACATCGTTACGGCGCGCGGATTCGTTCTGTGACTTCTCGATCGCCAAGTCCTTCTTGGATTCGGCCTGCACGCGCCCGCGTTCCTCGATCTCATACCGGCGTTCGGCGTTGCGCTGGTCGTTCTCGGTCTGGCGATACGTTCTGGCGGATTCTGCCCCCGCCAATTCGCCCTTGGTCTTCTCGGCCTGAACGGCGCGGTTTGCCTCGCCCTGCGCGGCAATCTCGCCCATCTGGCGGGCGGCGGCGTCGTCCGCAACAGGTTTGCCGAAAACATCATACTGCATCCGATCCTGCTTCGCGGCTCGCTCGGCAGGGGTTCCCCAACCGGCCTTAATCGAATTCGTGTAACCCGCTGCGGCTCTTTGCTGCGCGGCGGACAGCGCCGGGGTGTCCACGGTCCGGCCAAGCGCGTTGGAAAAGTCCGGCTGTAGCGACGGAGTACTAGCCATGCGATCCGGCGGCACGGCGGGCTTGAGTAGGGACGGCGCGGCGGTGGCCGCTACGGGTTCCTGTGGCACCGGGTAGTGGTTCATTTCGGGCAGCAAGGGGGACGGTTGCTGAACCTGTTGGGGTTGGGGTTGCTGCGGCTGAACCGGGCGGCGCTGGCCGGAGAACGGGGTTTTCAGTTCGGCCTGCGACGTTGACCCGGCCTGTTGCACGCCCTCGGCAAGCTGCCCGGCGCCTTCGCCAAGAGCCTGCACTCCGCCGAATGCCTTGCCCAACAATGACGCCTTGTAGGCAGAACCGATAGCGCCGGGGATCGCGCCGCCGATACGCTGAAGAAGGGGCTCGGACTGGTCGCCCTTGGACATGGAGTTGCGGAATGATTCGACTCCGGCTTGAAGGGATGCGGTCGGAAGGATGGACGCAACGCCAGCGCCGACAGCCTTGAGCGTGTCGTGGTTGCCGGGTGTGGCGGGCGCGGCGGGCTTCGGCGGCGGGATCAGAATGTCCAGTTTGGGGATGGCCGGGTTCAAGGGGGAAGCGGCAGCCGCGGGCGGCGCACCTGTCACCGCGTCCATCGTGGCCTCTTGCTTCGGCGGAAACAGCGAAGCCGGAACCTTGGGACGCCTGCGAACAATACCGACATCATCATCAGCCATGGCACTCTCCAATTGAAGGACGTATCTTATCACCGCTCAATGCGATTAGCGTATCACATGCGGCGCAGTTAGGACAAGACTGGAACGCGGGGCGGGTGCTACGTCGCCTCTTGTACCGCCGTTAGGACACAACCAAACTTGTCATCTGCGCATACGATCCCGCGAGGCACAATCCGCTGAACTTGTTGAGGTTGAAATCGGTGTTGGACTTGTAGTTGGTGTGTGTGTCGTGCCCGTCATTTGTGTATGCCCCAATAGGCGACGGATCATTTCTAACCCAGCATGCGGCGGCAGTATAAGTACCACTGCCTGCATAACCGTTTCTAGATCCTAACTGCACATACCATTTGTTGCCCGCGTTGCCTCCACGAAACAGAAGCAAAAAAACACCAGTGGAGGGCGTTGAATACCAGTATTTATATTCAAACGGAGCCAAGTACCAAGTAAATGTACTATTAAACCCAGCCGCATAATTCACGGTTTTAGGACTAACCATCCGATTGTCCGGCGATGCGAGGGTGATTGGACCAAAATCTTTATCAAATGTTATTGTAAAAGAATCTCTGTTTCTCCTGATAAAGTTTCCTGTTGTTCCGTTCTTGAGAAGGTTTCCTGTGCCAGTCTTGGCATGTTCAAATCCTCTGCTGACGGGCGGTAGGTCAGGAAAATAGGCAGGCTGAAACCCGTACTGGCTTGTATCTTTCATTAAATGATTGGATACAGACATGACAGTTCCTACATGTTGTCGATGCCAACATAGAAGACTTTACTTGAAGATACTTGTTTGCATCCGACCAAGTCGGATGTTGTCGCGGGTGATGCTCCAGCACCAGCGAATCCGTACCACTGAAGGTAAGCCTCGTTCGGATGCGCCATCTTCTGAATACTGTATTGCGTGGGAGATGACATGTCTGCATCGCCCTGTCCTGCGACCGTAGGTTGCGCCATTAACCGCGAAACCCCAGCCACACGCACCAGCATTGGGGCGCCAGAAGAGTTTGCGTCCGGCGTGGCCATTAACCAGTTGTTGATCGAGAACACGTTAGGAGTTACCTGCACGATCGACTTACTAACCGGAGACAGCACCGGATTGCAATCGGCATCACCCATCTTGGCGGTCGCATCCACGTTACCAGCCTTGAGCTGATGAGGAACGAAATACACGGTATCCGAACCTACCGCCATTCCTTCCACGCCGACTATCTGCCATGAAAGCCCGTACAAGCTGCCCGTTGGAGGGGTGGGGGGCACCGTGGAAGATGCACAGAATGTCACCGCGCAGAAGTTAGCCGCTGTCGGATTAACCGGCCAGTCTCCGGGAGAAGTGTTCCTGCCCTGGTTTTGAACGACCACGGCATAAATACCCGTGATCTGGTCCGACGATCCGCTGCCGACAATATTGTTTAGTGTCCACCATGGACCGTTGTCAACTATCGTCAGCTCTCCATTCGCTATTGGTACGAGTTTACCGTTCTGCGTGACAAATCCCGGCGTGCTTGTCGCCGTCGTGCCCGGAAAGCAAATCTCCCAAATGGTGTCCGTGTTGCTGGCGCCCTTGCGATAGCGTACCATCTGTGGCAACTGCGTGTCCGTCTTGTCGAACTGCTGCGTCGCCTGCGGTCCAGGTATCCGCACTTGCTCTCCGATTGAGTCCGATCCGGTCAGGTTGTCGGCCATGGCATCCGCGCTGGATCCGGACTGTAGCATCGTCGCAACGATGTCTTGCACGTCCTGAATAGTCAATCCGCCTGGCACGTTCTGCCCTGGAGGCGGCTGCGCAATCGGCGGCACAACGCCGTTGCCATCCGCAAACTTGTTTTGCAGGAACTCGCGGACGATGGATTCGATCTCTTGCTTGGTTGTATCGTCCATGGATTACCTCACGTGATCGGGGCGACTACTTGGAAGGTGGACCCGCGAGACGAAACGTTGTAAAGACTGGTCAGGTCTTTTGTCTTCAAGGTCGCAGTGACGGTCAGCTTGTACCGGTACTTGTCCCCTCCTAGTTCGTGGAAATAGCTCCAGCGCATCAGAGGAGTCCCTCGTGTGTGAAAATCGTCGAGGCCATTGGCAACGCTAGTATCAAACCTGTAGTAGCACGTGATACACCATTCCTCTTGAATGTAATGCCCGCCGTGATCCCACCGGAACTCGTCCACGTACTCCGCGTACGGACCCCTGTTGTAGTACGTCGTGAAGGTGGTCAACGCCCCCTGCTGGTGAATCTCCCCATCGTACAGGTTGAACTCGTTGCGCTGCGGATGCACCTGGTTGCGGAGCGTTGCGCTCAGCGTGCTCACCACGGCCTTCGTCCATCGCAGCGTCTGGTTGGTAAACTGCGTGATCGTGTATCCGCCATCCCGGTCCTTCACATTGAACTGGACCATGCTTGGCTTGGCCACGCGCTTGATGACTGTGATATTCCAAAGGCCGTTCTGGTCAAGGTCGGCACCGGCAATCTGGTAGATGATGGCCGGGGACATTTGCGAGTTTCCCGCGAGATCCAGAACCGGCGCGTCAACCGCTTCCACGTTCACGGGCGGGAATGATGCCGCTGGATAGGTCGGCAGATGCTTCCAGAACATGTGAATCGTCTGCTGATTCCAGCCGTCGCTCATCACCAGTGAGCCGGGAACAAATCCATCCGCCTGTGCCAGGGCGCATACGACCGTGCTGCTACCGTCTCCTTGGTCCTCGTTGTGGGCGCCACGGAACAGCCACGTGCCGGGAACAACGGTTTGCACGCCGAATTTCGGGTCCACAATGGCCGGCCGGTTTGTCAGCGCAGTACAGAACTCTTTGACCGTCACCGTGGCCACGCGGGGAATTGTCAGGATGTAGAACTGGTTTTCGCCAGCCAGCGCACGGTTGCTGATGTCGATCTCGTTGACGCGCACCACGCGGGCCTGCGCGTCGATCCCAGTCCAGTCGGTTGCGTCCTTGGATTTCGGGTAGTCGTTCGGAGTTCCGGGAGCTTGCAACCAGTTGAGCCGCAGCTCCTCGTAAATCGAAAGCGCCTTCTCCTCCGGTCCGCTTTTCCAAACCCTTGCCACGCCCCATCGTCCGGTAGCCCTGAAAGCCTGGTCAACTCCACCCGCCCGGCGGTCGGTCTGCGGATTGTCGATGTAGGCCCGCGCGGCCAGCATCTCGCGAATCACCGCATCTTCCTTGCCGGCCGGGATGCCCTCGGAATACCTGCGGACCATTACTCCCGAGTTCTCGACAAGTTGACGGGACGCGCTGATGACAACAGCGTTTTTCTCGTCGTAGACGTATGCGTATGGTTGCGGTGCCATGATTTACCCCTATGCGGCGGGAGTCGCTGCGTGAACACCGAATGCCCGCAAGAACTCCTGATACGCCGCCGATGCCGCTGCCTTCTCATCTGCGTTCTTCGGGTTCGTGGAGTGATACCGAAAGCGGATGTACGCCTCCAGACCCGTGCGGAACGGCTGAAGCGCCAGCGGGATCTCATACGGATTTGGCACGGCTTCGGGGTCCGCGTCAGGGGAAACCGTGAACGGCACGGGCAGGACCGTCATGTCTGCCTGAATGCGACAGGCGCCATCGAGCAGGAATGCTTCGGTTGCGCCATCAAACGCCCAGCGTAGCCAATCTTCAGGCTTGAGGCGCGGCTCTGAACCGGACTCGGTTTCCATCTGCACATTGGAGATAATTTCTTGAAAGGTCATAGTGTCCTCTTTTTGTGATGCGCAACTACTTCCAGAACACATGCACCAAAAAAACCAGTACAGCGATCCCGCCAAGCGCACGATAGGTCATGGTTTCCAGCGACCTGATGCGCTTCTCGTGATCGTCGTGCCGTGGTGCCTGCACGCAACCGTTAGAGCGGATGTCGTTGACCAGGGCCAGAACCGCGTCAACCTTGTCTTCGATCTTTCGCAGCCAGATATGTTCGTCGGAACTCATGACGCGGTTACTCCTAGTTGGACTGGTGGTATTGCTGCATCTATTGGCGGCGGATCAACCGGGAACGGACCCTTGTGCCCATTCCAAAGTGCGGTGCCGCCAAGTTGCACGCCCCACAAGATTTCTTCGCTTTCGATCTGGTTGACCTCGTCTGCGCGGCACCACTCATGCAGCGCGTCATTGACATCCTGCTCCGTCAGCAGAATGAAAACCCATGTCGCGCCCTTGTCCGCGCTGATCCATAGGCCGTGATTCTCAAAAGCTGAATCGTGCATCGGGAAACCGCGTGAACTCGCCAGAGGGCTTACAATGCCTTGCAGGATTGCCGGGACGCTGCCCATGTCCGTCTCAAACGACTGCGCCGGACGCGCCCATGTTCCGTTGTCGTTGATCCATGTCAGCGGGTCGAACAAGTCGTTGTCAAAGCGGTATATGGGCTTCGGCTCGTACCCGTTCATCTCGGTACGCAGCCAATGCAGATTGTAGGTGCCAACCCAATGTCCGCTGGTAATCACTTCTTCCACCCTCCTGATAGCTTTGCTTCCTGCGCCATGTCGATAACGTCGTCGCGCAGTGCGGCCAGGTCTTTGATCGCCTCACGGATGCGCCCGCTGCGGAAGTCCTCAAGGATTCCGTTCATGGCGGTTATCACATCTGTTAACTTCTTCATGGCGAAACTCACTTCTCGGAAAGCGTGGCAGCAATCGCCGCTGCAAACAGGACGGCAAGGCAAAAGGCGGCGAGCAGGGTCTCTAGGTCAATGCGGGTCACGGCTTTGCGCTCGCTGCGTTTGTGCTGGAGCTAGGCGTCACGGTGGCCTCGGTCACTGTCTTGCCCAGCGGGTTGCGGATACCGAAACCGAAGATGCAGAGCATCCATTGCGTCGTCTGTTCCATCGTCACGGTTGAATCCTGATAGGGCAGGACCGCGAAGATTTGGCGAGATAACAGGTTGCTGCTGGTCATGCCGTACTGGTCTTGAATTACAACCTCTCCCTGACCGGCCTTGACGTTGGCTTGGTCGTAGGCAAAATTGCCGTAGCCGAGG